CATGAGTGGATTTTTGAAAAGACGGTGCCGGGCGGCAGGAGCCGCCCGGCCTCATTCCCACCGTATCCGGGCTGCCGGCCTCGGGGCACCCTGCCAGCGGCAGCGAGTCTCTCCTCTGCTTCCGGTTTTTTGAAATTTTTCATTTTTTTCGAAGAAACGCTTGACAAACGCTGCCGCCTTCTGGTATAGTAATTGATGCCCGTTCGGGTTAGACATTTGGCGGCATAGCTCAGTTGGCTAGAGCATGCGGTTCATACCCGCAGTGTCCCCGGTTCAAATCCAGGTGCCGCTACCAGATCCATGAAGCGCCCCGGCGCTTCATGGACTTCCAAATGGCCCGTTGGTCAAGTGGTTAAGACACGGCCCTTTCACGGCTGTAACATGGGTTCGAATCCCGTACGGGTCACCATCCCATAGGACGCCGTTGTGCACGGCGTCTTATGGGCAGAAAAAATCACATATCCGTATGGAGGCTTAGCTCAGCTGGTTAGAGCGCCTGCTTCACACGCAGGAGGTCACTGGTTCGAGTCCAGTAGTCTCCACCAAAGAAAACCCTAGAGCCGTAAAGGTTTTAGGGTTTCTTTTTGTCCACAAGATTTTGCGTTTGTTAGTAACATGTAAGTAACATCGCAATCCTCTAATCTTTCGAATTACTCTATAATATATTCTCAGATTAGCAACTTGCAGCGTGCCTATCAAGTCATCCATAATGCCTCATACCAGCTCCTTGTTAGGGTCGGGAGAAATTAACCCGAATGGCGATTTTCGCCCGGCGCTAACATCCTCGCTTTTTTGAAAATATAGATTTTTGCATATAGTTGACTTGCATATATAAAATGACCCGCCCTCAATTGAGAGCGGGGTCATTTTAATGCTTGACGATATGTTCATAGTAGAGTTTGAGTTTGTCGGGGTTGGCGTCCTCGTCATCCAGAAATGCCCTGGTGATCGAAACATAGAAGTCCAGGGTATTCGCCGATGTTTTTTGGATGGCCTTGCAATAGTCAGAATAGATCATATTTATTGCAGCCCAAAATTGCGCCGGGTCTCCAGGTATGTTTCTTTGGGCCATGATCTGTTTAACCTGCTCCAGAGTCCAGTGCGGCCCTTTTGTTCCGTCGGCGTTTACCATACGAGATGTCCAGTCCTCTGCGTCAGCTAGAGTGAACGATTTATTAGATTGCAAATTGCTAGTTCTTGGGCGCTGGCCCTCCCACTGGCAAATCGCCTGATAGGCTCCGTTATATGTTGCCAGTCTGTCAGCCATACGGTCAGATGGTTCCTCGCCCATACACTCGGCAATTTTTAGCAGTAGCCAACCACGAGCTTCAGTTTCGCCCATAGGGCCACCCCCTTACTCCATCTCCATCTCGTTCATCAGACGCCGGATGGCGTCACGCTCACGTTCAGTTGAGGCATTATCCATCATCGTCTGTAGCTTATCCATCATGTCAGGAGATGCGTGTCGAGAATATCTTCCATCCCGGCTATAACGTCCCATGGAATCCCGCTTCCGGCCACGGTAGCTGGAGCCGCGGGCATAAGTGCCGCGCATATCGGCCTCCCAGTTCCCGGCCCGGCTGTACCCATCGTCCTCTTCCAGCATCTCGATCTTGTCGATGTTCTTGATAGTATCGGTCAGCTTGTGGACGATTTCCAGGTCGCCAGCGCCCAGATCACCTTTTCGGGCGATTTCCTCCAGCTCTTCGCAGAGTTTTTCTTTCAGTTCGTGCATATACATGTCGTTTCTCCTTTCAGGCCACACGCTCAACAATAAAATTACTGTTGGCTACCAGAATAGGCTGTGTGCTGGTGTTCTTTGCGGCGACAGTGACGCAGCAGCCGCGAGGGACATCTACCACAGCGGCAACATAGATATTGAAGAAATCCTCTGCGGCAGCCGGGGTGATGGTAGCGGTGGAAGCATTCAGCGCCTCACCATTGATAGAGATCGCTGCCGTGATGGCCTCCACGGTCCCGCCAGTAGGGACAGCAATATTTGCTCCAAAGGAGACTTTGAATTTTGCCCGGCACTGGTTCGTGAGCCCGCGAAGAGTCACCAGCCCAGCGCCTTCTCGATGCACAATGCAGGGCTTGCCTGTGTTGGCCTCCTCAGTAAAAGGCACGTTCTGACCAGCGGCAACGGTTACGATTGCGCTGTTGCTGTATTCAGCCATAATCTCAATCCTCCTTCATGGTAACAGGGTGATAGTAGTCTTTGTTACCTACAGCTGCAAAGTTTTCCATAAGCATCTGCCATGCTTCCTTTTCATTCGGCTTATAAAGGCAGTCAACCATCTGAACGACCTCCGTATATAATTTCAGGTCCATCATGTTCAGTTGAGTTTTGTCGATTGCGGCAAGGTGGGCAACAAGGTCATCTTTAACAGTTTGAATGTCCATAAAATCAGTCCCTTCAAAAAGATAGCGGCGAGGCTGTTGCCCCGCCGCATGGTTCAAAATCGGCACGGGGCCGAACATGTAAGCCTTTCTTACAAGTTGATGTATTGGGTTTTAGCAGCCGCAGCCGCAGGGATTGCACCCACATCCGGCATAAGGATTGGGCACCTGATAGGCCGGGACAGGCATGGGATTGATGCGGCGGATCAGCTCGGCAGTCTGCGCTTCCTGGTTGGCGGTAATGAAAGCATTCTGAGCCGCCTGAGAAGCCTGGAACTTCAGGCTCTGGTTTTCAGCCGTCAGAGTAGCGATCTTGTCCTGGGTCAGGAAGTCCAGGATTGCGCGGCTGTTGGCGTTGGCGTTGTCGATAATGTCCCGCGTGCTGTTCTGGATGGTGTTGCGGGTATCGCAGGCCTGGGTAGCCATGTCATAGCGGACGCCATCAATGCTCCGCTGGGTATCGCAGCAGCACTGCGCCAGCTGGGCGCCGATGGCGTTAAAGCCCGCCTGCGTCTGATAGCCCAGGTTGCACACAGCGGTATCCACGCCGTGGAAGCCGTTGCTCACGGCATCCCGGATGGAGGTCTGGCCGTTCTGGAGGCCGTTCAGGGCGAAGCCCTCGTTGATGTCGGCCCTGGTGGCCCAACCCTGACCAGAGGGAGAACCCAGGCCATTGCCGGAGTTACCACCCCAGCCGCCGCCATAGCCGCCCCAGCCGAACATGCCGAAGATCAGGAACAGGATGATCCAGGAGGCCCAATCGCCGCCCCAGCCGCCGAAACCGCCGTTTCCGCCCTGATAGGCAGGAGTCACGGGCATGGTCATCACAGCGCCGTCAGAAGAAAGACTCATTGTGTTATCTCCTTTGTAGATTTATTTTCAAAACCCGGCCGGGATTTTGATCGAAGTTATTTACCGAACATGCTCCGCATCCCCTCAAACATGCCCTGCATCTGCTGGGCCTGATTCTGGACCTGATTGAGCTGATCTTGGGAAATACGTCCAGAGGATACCATCTCTTGTATCATTGCGTTGGGGTCCTTGCCCCGCATTTGCTGCATGAAGGATTGAAACTGCTGCATTATATTGGGCTGACGGTTACCGCCCATCGCCTGGAAAAAGGGGTTCATTCCGCATCCTCCTTTGTGGTTGTTTTCTTTGTGGTTCTGACAGGCATCTCCTTTACCACCGTTAGCTCATTCAGACGAGCCTCCAGAGCTTCCACGCGGGATAGTGGTGCATACTCTACTACAGGGGGCTGTGTAGTCTGTACAGGCTTTTGAGTGCGCTCCACAAGATCATAGACTTTGATGGACGGCTTGCCAGAAGCGTCTGCTTGCTTGAGATAGATGGTGGGAGCGTTGCTGTCCCAAAGCGCCACAGCGCTGTTGGGGGCCACCAGATAGGCCATTGCCTCCGCTTCCCCGCTCACCCATACCATGCTTTGCCCACCAGTCTGCGCCTGCTGGGGCTGTACCTGCGGAATCTGCTGGGGAATGGGCTGATACTGTGCCCCACGAAGCTGTGCAAGCTGGTCTGCCATAGGCGGCTGATAATATGACTGATAGCCGGGCATATATTGATATGGCATACTCAATCCTCCATCCAGTAATACAACACGGTCTTTCCACCGCTGTTCCAAGTATCTACGATGCGCCCGTCAAAGACGCAGACAATATGAGTGTCCAAGGCCAGCAGATAGACGCCATAGGGATGCTGATGAGCGAACTCCTGCACAGTTATATCCTCGTACTCTGGTAGATAGCGCCGCCAGCCTTTACGACGGAGATATTTGCCCCAAACGGGATTTCCTGACGGCATATCTGCGGCAAGGTAGCCCTCCCAGCATAGTCCCCAATAGGTGGTGTCCCAATCCTGATCTAGGGCAACTGAAATTGCCCTGACGGTGCAATCGCCTACGTTCTTTCCGTCTCTATTGGCGTTGTAATATTCAAACGTACTGTTTCCTGTCATCGTACAAAAGCTCATTCTGCCGGATAAACCGTTCCAATCCGGAGAAGTCTCCCTCCGCCGCATACTTCTCGCAGGTGTCTCTTGCTGTGGACTCTGTGAAGCCGCAGGCCACCAACCGGGCCACCAGTTCTGAACCATTCAGAATCAACTTAAAACACGTCCTTATCAGTGAAATCAGGAGGCCGCAAGGAGGGCGGCGACGTGTACCAGCCCTTGTTCCTTACGTCCTCCTGATGATATTTTCGCAAAAAAAGCCCCCGCCTGGGTGGTTCCCAAGCGGGGTTTAGGTGAAATTATGTGAAATGTAGTTTTTGAGCTGTGCTTTCAACTTTGTGGAGAATCCGTTTGACTCGGTGAGAGATGGTAGACCGCTCCCAGCCGAACTCCGCTGCAATGTCGATCTGCGGGACTTGGTCGATCAGGTAGCGCCGGGCAATGTCCGTATCGTCGTTCCCAAGATTAGCTTCCCGGATGGCCGTCTCCATCTCGGAGCGCATAAGGCCATCCAGGCTATCCGGTAATCTGACACGGGCAGTTGCCACAGTTTCACGTCCTTTCGATCAGCTCCCAAAGACGATGCAACATCGTGCACATCTGCTGCCGGGTAACGGGCTGAGAGAGCATCAGGTCCCCCTCGCTGTTGCCCGTCAGGATGCCGTTTGCAATGGCCCATTCCACGCCCTCCTTGTGGGCGGGAGACGGTGTATTGTCCATAGTGACCTCCTTGTCATAGGCGGGCCGTACAGCCCCCAAAATCTGCCCTAGCGTCCGGGTCCGGCGCATGACCTCTCCCCCGTCGCTGTCGTTGCCAATGGCGGTGTTGCCCTCGATGGCGGTGATGGAGCTGCCGCCCACCGCCTCCACGATGCCGCAGTGGTCCGGGCGCTTGTCCCCGCCCCAATCGTAGATCACCACGTCTCCGGGCTGGTAATTGGATGTCACCCAGTTCCCGGCGGACTTTGCGGCGTTCATCAGGATGGTGCAGGAGGCCGTCTCAATGGGCAGCTTGACACTCGCCTGGGCAAAGACCCACTCCACAAACATCACGCACCAGGGCTGGCCGTCCAGGCCGTACCATGCGCCGTATTTCGTCCGGTTGGAGTTGGCTGGGGTCTCTTTGTACCCCAGCTCTCCCCGGGCGATGTCAAGGAGTTCCCGTACTGTTGCCATTGTCCGCCTGCGCTTTCTTCTCCGCCTGCGTCCCGAAATAGAAGGCGATCACCACGGTGAACACCGTCAAGAACTGCTCTGCTGTCACGCCGCCGGTGCAGGTCAGGTAAGCGAACACCGCGGTCAACACAATGGTGACAATAGACTTCACCGCCAGAAGGTTTGCCAGGCGCTTCTGTAACGTCTCCATATCAGCCCTCCTCATAAATGATAGTGAGGCCATATTCGACAGCTGCATCATGCTCAATCCTGCACCCACGGGCCTTTTTCCAACCCTTGCAGAAGTAGGCCGCATGACAGAGGCTCATGTTTTCCAGGGACTTTGCGAGGAAGCACAGGGGAATCTGGACAACTCCACGCTCCTCCATCTTCTCTTTGCTGTACCACTCATCTGTGAACAGGGTGTTCACGATCTCATACCCCTTTTCCTTCAGGGCCGAGATAGCTTTCTCCCTGGTTGCGATGATTTCTTCATCGGTTTTTCCAGCCATCGGCTGGGACAGCATAGCTTTCATGTCTTACACCTCCGGCTCCACCAGGGTGTCACCCTTCAGCTGGTACTTGTGGCCGGCGATGTAGACCAGGGCATATTCCTCTCCCATGTTGACATCCACGGTCTTGCCGTTCACCACATGAACCTTCTCCAGGCAGCCTACTCCGTGGTCCATCAGGCCATAGCCGTTGACGGTGTCGGGGGTCTCCCCTGCCGTGGTCGCCACGAACTCCTCCTGAGTGATGACATTGCGGTTGGGGTCCAGGGTAAAGCCCGCCTCCGCCTCCCTCAGCGCCTCATTCGCCTCGGGCAGGGTCATTTCGCCAGTGGTGTACTTGTTCAGAATTTCGTTGGTAGTCATAAGTAAGCTCCTTTCAAATTACAGCCCAATGCGGGCCAAAATAAACGCAATTACCGCCGCCAGAACCGCCCACACGGACTTGTCCACGATGGCTTCCCACCGCTTTTTCGGCTTGGCCTGCTCGGCCTCCTGCCATGCGATCAGCCGGTCCAGCTTCTCCATGATATTGTCGTACTGCTCATTCCGGGCGGCCTCCGCCTTTTCCAGTTCCCGCATCCGGTCAAAGAGTTCTTTATGGGTGCTGCGGGATGCCTCCCGCCATTCCGACATCTGCTTTTCCAGCATATTGGCTTTCTGGAGGCCTAGGCAGTCCCTTTGCGGGTCCAGGATGCACTTCTCGTCCATTTTACTCTGCCGCCTCCGCAGTCAGCATCTTACTGAGGGCGCTGTATTCCTCCGGGGTCAGCCTATCGGCGGCGAGATACACGTCCATCTTCTCCTGAAGGCCCTCGGTCCGCCCCCGGTCAATCAGCAGCTTGCAAAGATTGTATACAGTTGTCATGGCCCTGCTCCTTCCTTGTCATACAGTGGTTGTGGTGAGTTCCAGCATACACAGGCGTTCCTCATGGTCTGCCAGCATATCAAGAGTAATGTCCTCGGCTCCCGGTTCCGGCTCCGGCTGTCCATCGTCCTCCACGGTAATCTGCCCTTGATATGCCTCCGCCTGGGCGGTGGCGTAAGATGCCTCCGTGTAGGGCATCGTAACACCGGAGAGCACTGTCTCGATGTCCGGCTCCTCGGGAGTGCCGTGGTTGATCTCTGTTGCCAGCTGATATTTGATGATCTTCATGTGCCCTCCTCAATCGGTTGTTTTTGTGTAACGTAATACCAGATATACATAACTGGCGGATACATCCGCATTTGTCGTGATCCGGATATTAGACGCATTGATCTGAATACTGTCAAGCGCAGGCGTTTCGATCAGATTGGCGCCCCCCATCATCCCTGTGTATGAGACAAGCTGGCTGAAATTCTCTATCCCATGAGAGACGTCTTTGTATGTGGCATTTGGTGCTTGACCGAAACTAATTGCTTTGGCATACACAGGTTTGCTGTTGTACCGCCCAGCAGTACGGTATTCGACGCCTAGTTGCATGGGCGGATTGATCCACTCTTTCGCGGCCCCATTCATGCGATAATAGCACCCCGAATAATCGGAATCGTTTTGCGCTGGAGCCGACCCAACCATAGCCGCAGTGTAGTCCCCGGCCTGGGGCACCACCACGCCACTCCGGCCGTTGAAGGAGGTCACGCCACCAGCCAATCCTTCAGACACTTTTTTGACAGCCGCATCAATTTCTTCTCCACTGTAAGCACTGGTGTAATACTCGGTAGGCGGTGCCGTGATTGCTGCTATCTGCTGTTCGAGTTCAGCAACTTTTGCAGTAAGTTCTTCAATTGTTATTGCCATTTGGTAGCCTCCTCAGGTGATAAATCTTCGGCCATACTTGTCCAAAAACCACTTCGTATCCGAAGTCACCAGCGGCCCGCGTTCCTGTGGAACGCGTCGGCTGATGTACAGGATGATACAGCCATCTCCGCCAGGGCCCCCAGGACCGCCATTACCGCCTATTCCCCCGGTTCCAGCGGTGATTGATACCGTGTAATCCGAGGAATCCGTGGAGCCGACGGCAAGCCCTCCTGAGCTGGCACCGCCGCCGCCATAACCGCCGCGACCGCCTTTACCATACTGGGCAGGCTTTTTGGGCGTCAAGGTTGGTGTCGCTCCATCCAGGCCAGATGCAGCAGTAGCCTTAATTGATGACGAGCGTACAGACACTGATGCATCGGGCCCGGGGCCGTTACCATTTTTACCAGCAGCCGCGCCTGCCCCTAAGCCCCGGCTATACCAAATGTAAGCGCCGTCATTCTCTCGTGTCTTCATAGCGACACGTTCTGGATCATCTGTATCGGATTCTGTCAAGCCTCCGTTCCAAGTGTTGCCGTCCTCGTCGGTAACGTTTTCAGCAGGGTCAAAGAGCTGGACAGTATCACTGTTGATGGTTGTGACTTTGGCCGCCTTTCCTGCACCTTTTCCTCCAGGGATTCCTTGATCTCCAATTCCTCCGTATTTTTCTCCGGTGATTGGATCTGTGTATCCACTTTCAGATACCTGTGCCCCAGCTGTGGTTGCAGCGCCAAGTTCTGTGTCGCTGCCGACAGAGCCATTCGGATCATCCGGGTCATAGGCAGCACCCAGGCCACCAACGCCGCAACTGTATACAATAGAGTCTATCCCGGAGATATCCAGGGTTCCTTCAAGGATTCTGGCACCCGTGCCCGGAGCACCGCCGTCTCCGCCCGCACCGCCGTTCGCAAGTCCGCAGCCGCGTAACTGGTTCTCAAATGGTGGAGGATTAGTCCAGGATACAGACGGTGACGTGCCAACATCCCCACCTTTTTGCCCGCAATGTCCACCTTGGCCTCCGCTTATTAAAACATAGCGGATTAAAGTTGTTTCGGTAGGAATTTGATAAGTCCCTGATCCGGTGAGCACGATGCGTTCATCAAATGTTTTGAAATCATCAACTTGCGACGGAATAAATCCAATTCGCATTTCGGCATTCGCTTTCAGCGTTGAGGACATGTTTACATCCATTGACTCAATACAAGCAGAAACGATTTCGTGATCGTATGGGTCCATGACCTTTACAACTTGTCCGGGTTTTTCCTTTTCGGTCAGAAACGAAGCTTGAAGTGTTTTATTACATGCATAGAAGCTCGCTAACCGTTCAGCAACTGCAACTGAATTCACCAAAGAAACAAGGGTTGCATTTTCTTTGCCTTTTTCATTTTCAGGTACATTTTCATTGATTACCTTTGCAATTTTTCGCTTGTTGTGGATATATTTCAGCCCCGTAAGCGTCCCTGTACCGGCAGAGATTTTTGCGTAGTTTGCTCCGCTTTCCAAAACGGAAAATCCGGAAGCAGACAGGGTGTGCATCGGCTCATTGAAAATGATTAGATCGCCGTTCTGAGCTGTGCCATTAAACAACTCCTGGCTTTCTTGTCCTTCTGCAAACTGATGTTCAATAACAGAGATCGCGCTAATTTTTTGATTATCTGTAACTGAGCCAGCCATGTCCGTCTTTTTCGTATCTATTGTCGATATGGTTCCATCCCAAAACGTCTCCACTCGCAAAACACCATTCAAATCGGTAGTAAGACAAGCGCCAATAGCAAACAGGACTTGATTGAGATTGTCTCGTGCGGAGCTGTTCGGTGGGCTACAATAGGGGAGCCATCCATACACCTTAACATTCTTTAGATTGCTTTTTACAATAACGGGGATTTCACCGCAAATATTCTTTATGATTGATTCTGCGGTCTGTCCGGTGTAAATTCCGCCGGGATGGAGCATAGTGTCTAGCTTGGATACCGCTGATATCGCATACAGATGATAGGAACTAGGCCCAGTTCGTTTGATACTATCTACATAGAGGGTTTGTCTTTGCTGATCTCCATGGTAGTAAACCACCTTTTCCCCAATGGTAGCCAAGATTGTGGAACTATCCAGTTGACTATTAAAGTCACAATCAAGCGTGTCCATTTCCAGGACATCGTTTAAAAGAGAAGTAGTTAAATTGACGTTTCCGGACGTCAGATTATAAATCCCCGTTATTTCTATATCACCAACGAGAATTCGATTAACTGCCATTTCTTTACCTTTCAATCAGAGGGAATGTGATTCCACCCCATAACTCTTTCCCATTTCTGGTCTTGATTAGGAATTGGGCGGGGATGTTGTTTGAATACATTTGCTTTGTTACATCTCCGCCCTCCATAGGGTCTGTATATGTAACTGTGACATACTCGGGCAGAATAGAGGAGAGAACGAGGCTTGCTTCTTCTAGCGTCAATGGGCGGCAAGTAATATCCAATCGATATTTTATGGCTATCCGATCTCTCGTAAGAAACGCATCATCGATTGAGCGTGTGGCATTTGGGCCGTCTACATCAGCCCTTTGCCACTGTACGCCGCCGAACGCAATATAAGGCGTCAAATCCGTTCCGTTTACAGTCAATGTCACGTTTTATCCTGCCTTTCATGTAATGGGAGCGCCCTTTTCTCGCTGCGTTTGTTGGTTGTATTTGTACAGGCTCCTCGACACCTGACGGCCATCCAGAGAAACTGTTGTATCTTTATCGTTGACTGCCTTAGTAATCATTGCACCGATTGCCATGACCGCATTGATGACTCCGGTATTAGCAGAAGCGATACCGTCAACGATTTGGTCATTGTTCGCCACCGCCGTCCGATTCCCGATTTGACCTACCATCTCAGCCCCATTCTCGCGGGCGATGAACACCTCTCCATGCTCAGGAAATCCGCCGGACGCGTATGCAGTGATATCCTGAACAGAATAGCTGTTGGCCGAACGGGAAGAAGAATTTTCCGAACTATACGATGCGCCATTCCCGAGATTTTTGATGGCATCTTGCAGCAGGCCAGAACTGGTGAATCCCTTATACATGTTATCTGCCATTTGCTTTCCTAGATTTTCAAACTGGCTCATATCAATAGATTGGCTAAAATGATTGATTTCCGTTTTCAAATCTTCCATTCCATCAATACCGGCGTCTCCAACTCCAGATTCTTCTTGCTTTAACCCAATAATAGAATCTGTAAGACCTTGAGTTTCACTTTGAAGATCACTGTATAGCTGAACCGATTGCATGTATGTTTCCTGTGCGGCTTTTGCCGCTTCGGTTTCTTTCTCTCTTGCAGCGACAAGTTCTCTGGCTTTCCCCCAACTGAAAATGTCTGTTTCGTTGAGTTCTTTTTGTGTGTTATTTAATGCTTCTGCGGCCGCATCATAATCCTTTGCCGCCTGTTGCATATCACGCATTGCCTGATATTGCTCTTTATAACTCTCAACAAGCATTTCTCGCAGGGCTTCCATTTTGGCCTCTCGCTCCAAAGAATCAATCAGCTCGTCAACGGCGGCTTTACTTTCTTTAACTCGTTGTGTTGTTTCATCAATTTCCAAATGTAGCCCATCAATGTTCAAATCGTTCAGAACTTGAACTTTTACCGCCATTTGATCTAATTCATAAGCAGATGCATTTGCATTATCGTTAATGGCATAAATTTCATCTGCAAGCTGTCTGGCAACTTGGAAATCAGCAATAGACGAATCAAAATCTTCTAAACGATTTTTCATATTGGTAAACGCTTGGTCTGTGCGTTCAGACGCTTCTGTGCAACGGTCAAGAATGTCCGCCATGATTGCAAAATCTTCTGACGCCGCATACGCCGCATTTGCTGCCGTTTCTACACCAACAATTTCGAGAACAATGCCAACACCAAGTCCGATAACGGCACCAGCAGCAGTACCAATAACAGGAACAACGGAGCCGATTCCCGCACCAGTTAATACAGACCCGAGTATTGTCATCAGTCCACCAGAAAGAGTTGCAGCGCCCTCTTTAATTTGTGCAGTAATTCCCATAATCACAAGAGATAATCCAACCCCGATTACTAGACCGAAAGCGGCTCCAGCTCCTCCAGCAATGACTGCGCCGATGCCAAATCCAGCCAAAGCTCCGCCAATGAGGCCCATGATCCCATTTCCAATATTAAGCCCATCTTGAAGAATCGACGTGATAGACGAAATCAAGAGAGACACGCCAATTCCTGCAATTATGCCACCAAGAACCCCTTGCGCAGGATTTAGATTTTTTCTGAATGCAAAGTATCCGCCAAGCGCTCCTCCAGCCAATGCACCGCCAATAGCACCTAAAAGGACATTCCCAAAGTTCAGTCCGTCTTTGATTTGAGAGGCAATGGACATGACCATCAAGGAAAGTCCAAGACCGACAACAGCTCCAAGCAGCATTCCGCCAGCCCAAGTGAGGCCAAGTTTCTTAGCCAAAAGCAGGCCAAGTCCAGCCCCAGCAAGTGCTCCTCCAGCTGCGCCTTTTAGGATGTTTTCCCATGTTAGCCCATCCCCAAAAAGAATGTCTTTTACACTGTCAATTAGCAAAGAAATACCTACCGTGAACATCAACCCGCCTAGCAAAGCCTTGAGGCGGCCGATATCTGTAAACAACGTCCTTGCAATTCTCCACGCAAGCAGTGCAGAACCGATGGGAATGATATAGTTGTCAAGCAAGTCTTTCAAAACAGGTTTGATTTCGTCCACTTGCTTTTTTAACGCATCAAGGGCGGTTTTGTCCCAAATATCCGGTATTTCAAGATCGTCGGTCCATTTTCCGACTTCTCCAGTATCCAATTTGATTTCGTTGGATGCACCAATGATATTTAGTTCATCGATTCCTAAAAGCTGCTGCTTTAGCTTTTTTAATTCGTCAGTTGTATCGCCAACGGAATCGGCAGCGGAGTCAGCATTTTCTTTGATATCTTCTCCCCAATCATTGGTTTCCCATTCCGGCATTTCAAATCCGACCAGAACAGCAAACCGCTGAATTGCCTCCGTCAATATCTCAACAAATGCTTGAACCCATGGGATTACCTGAATGAGGATAGGAACAAACACCGTGCCAATCGCTCGACCAAGCTGAGTAATTTGCTGGCGCAGCACTCTCATAGCATTTGCGGGGGATTCCAAGGTTTTTGCAAAATCTCCAATAGCCCCGATCCGGGAGGCCCCCTCCATCAGAACCAGACTCCGCAGTAATGCCTTTTCCTGTTCTGTCATAGACATAACGCTTTCATCAATGCCATGAGCAAGCGCATATTCCTGTAAGGTGGCCTGACTAATCGAAATACCTAAGCGACGGATAGGCTCAATTTCGCCAGCAAGGGCAGACTGCAAACGTAAGACCGACTGTTCTGTGTCCTCGTTATACAGAGAACTCAGGTCATAGGCCAGTTCTGTCAAGCCCTCGCTTAGGTCATAAGCTTGTTGCCGTGCTAACCCAAAACCGTTTGCCATAGACATGAACACGCCTTGCGCACGCATCCACTCTTCGGGGTCGATGCCAAGTCGGTCATTGACCAGCATGGCATAGTTATAGGCTTCGTCATAAAACTCACCCATGGAGACCTGAAACAAATTGACTGTCTCAACGTAGTCATTAGCCGACTTTATCCAGCCGGAAATAACATCGGCAAGTCGCTTAAATGCTAAATAATAGATACTAAATTTAGCTGCCGCAGAACTGATACCAGTTCCAAGAACGCCAAAACTTCTTGCCGCTCTGCTATTTGATGCCGTCAGACTTGCGTTGCTCTGAATAAGCCTCTGAATTCTGATCGGAAATGCTGAAAATCCATTGGATACCTTCTGCATTTCTGTCGCTAGCGGCCGCACAGCAGCGGCCACCTGCTCCATCTGCTTTGCGAATTTACCAAGGTCTGTCTTTTCGAGCGACGCACTAATCTCAGGAAGTTTTTTTAGTGCGTTGATCGCGGAGGAAAGGCCGCTTGCTTTTTGGATACCAGCCAAGCTATTCATTGCAGCCGTGAACTCTTTTATTTTTCCACTATTCAGATTTGCGCCATTGATTAGCTTTGCTGCTTCCGAAAGTGCCTTTAACTGCTTTGTGGTGGTTGTAAGCCCCGCCCCTCCTTTAGCCGCAGTTTTTAACCCGGTCAATGCAGTAGTAAGCGCCTCAATCTTCTTTGCTGCATCACTGGACGTCGCCTCGATTTCAATTTGCAGGCTATCAATATCTACGGCCATATTGCCACCACCTTTCTATATTGGCACTTGGCAATAAAGCACTTGGCACTAAAATATAAAATTCCGCTACCTCAAACTTCATAGAGATAGCGGAAACCTCGATACGCCTAGAAATAAAACGGCCCTCCGCCTATTCCTAAGCGGAGGGCGATTATTAAATTTCAGAACTTAAAATCTGAGGTTGAGTAATCATCAAACATGATGTTCCCACTTGCATGTATATCTTCTACTACTTCTGGCAATTCATCAAATCTGACCTCAATAAGATTTTCTTCATTTGCTGATATTGAATGGCTTGTGATATGTCCACTATCAACTCCATTTACATGCAAGTCAAAAAATCCAATTGTTAGATTTTGGCCCGTTTTATTGACAACAGAAAAAACCATTGCAGATTTTGGAACATCCAGATTATCAGCAGCATACACCGTTTCATACTCTACTACACCATTATATACTATAGAAATTTTATTGTCACTATACAAAGTATCGCCAATATTTAAGCCTCTTCTCTGACTTAATTCTTCATCTAGTTCCTTTTGAGCATCCTGTTTAGTGGAGTCTACATCTTCTTTTGTTATAACAACAAGTTCACTTTTGTCATTCATGGTATCACAAAAAGCTATATCATCTCCGCTTTTGTATTCCTGAATTTGAATAGAAGTTTGCAAATTTTTCTCCTCTGATGGACAATTAAAGATAACTGTCCCAAGGCATTTATACACAGATTGATTATTCTCGCAAATAATTTCAATCAATCGATCTACATCAATTGCACATACACTCGGGTCGTCCTGTCTTGCGCTCTCTCCGACAAAAGATATTTCTAAGTTATAGTAGCTACCCGTTTCATTGATTGACTCAATATCGACACGAAAGCTTCTATTTTGCAAAAATGCGTTTTCCACATCTTCCGTGCTTGCAATTTCTGGATTGTTAGAATCTGATGTATCATGATATTCATGTTCAGTACTCTCGCCACATGACGTTAACCCGATAATCATTAAAAAGGCAAATAGTACAGAAAAAAATTTCTTCATTTTAATCGCCCCCCTTCATTATATGATACATCACACAACGGAAGGAAATCAATCAAAATCTCCGCTATCTCTATGAAGTTTTCAAGGTGCAACGGGGACGCTATTTCTTCCCCCAGCTCTTTCCGGCCCTTACCATCTGGCTCATATACGCCTTTGCAAACAATGCGTCCCGCTCTTCCTGCTGTTCAGATTTCTCTTCGGGCTTATCTTTCCCAAACAAAGGATATGGCTCCGTTCGATACTCTATCGGTTTTGCACCATTTTTGGCAAAAGCATGAAGAATGGGGGAGACGTCGCACAAAGCCTCATAAATGTACATTCCCATCAAATGGGACTCCGCATTTGTTCGCTCCATACGACGTCTATCAGCCTCCCTATAAATGTTCACCATCCACACGTCTCCGTTCCAGTATTGCTCCCATGTCATACCGATAGAGAGATAATACGAACAGTCACGCACGAACAGTTCTTCAAATGACTCCGGACCCTTTACAGCTCCAGAGTCAGTCCGGAGTTTTTTGCGGCGTCCTCGTCAACAACGATAGAATTGGACGCAAGGGCCTGTTGGTATAACTGGATAAGCCGCTTGACCAGTTCCTCCGGGATGCCGCCGCCCCACTTTTCGATCAACTTGTCTGTCTTTTCCCTAGAGATATTCCGGTGGTTCTTGCGGAACGCATAGTAGAACAGGTCCCTCATGCCAGTAACAGGATACTCAATGGCATCTTCCAGCTTGAATTTGTTACGTTCAGCAAATACAATACTCTCACGAGAAAAATCCAGGACATAAACTTGCCCGGTCTTATCATCAGTCAGGCGGGCAGGCTTTACGATGTCCTGAATATCAATGGTCTTTTCGCTCATTTGTATGCCTCCTAAAGATTGTTAATCAGGGTCCCTCGGTGGGTTTTGCCGCCATCACAGGGGCACTATTTGGCGTGATATAAAGCGTGGTTTCCAGCATGGATCCGACGCTTGCCTCGTTCAGGCCAAGGGGGGCCGGGGTGCCAACGAAGTAAGTAGCATCTGCCAGCTGCGGATGAACCACCGCAAACCACACTTGCTTTCCTTCATCAATAGCGCCGTCATAGGCGCCCATAAGGGTATCCCAAGCGTCGATCAGGTCCTCAGTCAGATTTGCGCCATATTCCAGAGCCCCCCCCAGGTCCTTGAGGCCCTGCACATAGGTCATGTACTCCGTTTCCTTCAAGGTAGTAGAGTCAATGGTGTTCGGGGACGGGTTGAAGCTAGGCATGGACTTTACTTCCGGGATTTCGATATATCCAGTAGTGGGGCGAGTACCCGCAGAAGTCTCAACGGCATACTGAAGTGTCATTCCAGCAGTAGAAAGTCTGGGACTTGCCATAGTAAATTACCTCTTTTCTGAATTAGTCTGCACGGTAAACCCACAAATCCTTGTCTACCGTGGCTGTGTATCTTGCCACCATTCTGTAGATCGTGGCGTCGCTCAGGTTTGAAATAGGATTGCACATTGTCCGCGCAAATCCCAGTTTGGAAAATTCGCCATCAACGGCTTCCATAATGTCTTTTGCCTCGGACTTCTTGTAGCCGACGGTATTGGTGTAAACATTTACCTCATACATCAGCGTTGCGGCATTTTCAATGTTGGCCGTTCGCATTCGCTGTACTATCGCATTATCGCTCTCCACAATAGTAACAGCGGGAAATTTGGCGGGGGTATCTACATATTCGCCACTAACGAATATTCCTGGAAAAGCCACCCGGAGGGCTTCTGCGACCTGACTGAATATCAGGCTCTCCACGTCAATCACTTCAACGCCTCCTTTGCCGCCGGGATGACCATTTGTCTGAGTTGCTGTGCCGTGTTGTACATATATGGCCTGGACGGCATACCTTTGGTCCAGTGCGCCCGCCCATCACGTCCAATGTACCACCACCCCAGTTCTCCGTGGTCGTTCACGTCATACTTCCACCCAGCGATTGCGATATTCGGGTGTTGATTGTTCTTTCCCACGATGCCGGTGCCAAAGCACACGAAAGCGGCATGGGCAGCGTCCGCTATGACATACCCAACACCAGACTTTTGCTCGGCGTGGATGCTGTTGTACAACTCCCCGCTGTCGTAGGCGTTCATGTCAGACACGTTCATTTTGGCAATCTCAACGCCTTGCGCTGTCAGGTATTCAATCAGCTTTTTCGGTGCCTGCTCAACTTTCTTCTGGTACGCCTTGACTTCCTTCAACGCCTGATTGATGAAGTCCGTATTCAGTTTCAGTTTTATGGTCGGCATAGGCGGCCTCCGCTTTTGCTTTCTGCTCGAACAGGTTTTTTTCTGCCTCGTACTCCGACACAGTGACCCTCTTTATGGCGTACTGCGTAGAATTTTTCCACGGGGCTTTCCGCTTTACGATGTAGTTATACGGGCCGTCTGTATCGGCCCCGTCTACCCACAGCACGGAGTTCTCATCGATGGGGCAATGCGGGTCGGCGGTGGTAGCCGTCCGGTCGTAATCCTCCAGAGAGCCAAACTGTTCCACCTCAGAATTGCCCTTGTTAGGGGAGACGCAGAGCATAGTGGATTTCAATTCGCTGTAAATGGGGAGGTAACTTCCGAGGCTGTTACCAAATTCATCCATCAATTCTTCTGTTCCAATGAGGTTTTTGAAGAATACAGGCTGACAGTTAATCATTAAATTTCTGAAAACAATCATCCCCCTTACATACGAATAACGTCTTCTCCAGATAACCCGATTTTTACTCTATAGTATATCGTCGGTTCTGGAACTCCGCTTTCTTTGGAAAGCTCTTTTGCAGTCTTGTACTGTCCGTTAATTAGGACTCTCACTTTCTTCCGAAGCGGCTTTTTGAGCGCGTCTTCTATGCTTGCGCCTTTCTTCATTCTCTGGCGTACCGCATCGTACGTTAATCCGTGTTCCTCAGAAATTTCTTTAATGGACTTTGGCAAATTTCGATTATGATATTGCGTTTTCATATCCACAAGCCTACAGTTTGATGGTTCGTAATTCCCGTCGTTGTTAATCCTATCTACTGTAAATTTACCTTGTGGAGCTGTTTCATCATAGCCGTTTTCCATAGCCCATTTTTCAAATGCAGTAAAATCAGACTCCCACTCAAAACAAACAGATATACCGCGACCACCGTATCTATAATAATTGTCGCTATTGGGATCGTTGCACCTTTGCTTCATGCCTTTCCAAACTGCATAAAGTCTGGATTGTGATTTTCCGTGTGTTCTTTTCCCAATTTTGCGAGCGTGCAGATATTTTTCTTGTAAGCAACCACAAGATTTTGTTCTCCCACCGATAAGAGATCCGCTTTCTACAAGACTTGTGTTCCCGCAGTCACACTTGCAGAGCCAGACAATATGGTTGCACTTGTTTTTATCAGCCTGTGACAGAACTGTGAGCATCCCAAATCTCTTGCCAGTTAAATCAACAAATTTTCCCATTTTTACCTCCTGCATAGGTATATTGAAGGGGTTAGGCGCAATGCAGGTGCGCCAACGGGAGCTAACCGCTGTCCCCCAGCAATATCAACTTGTGACTTTTGCCATCGGAGTAACCTCCAAAAGCAACTCTTGTGGAATACCCTCAGAACCATAAGACCTGGACACACCGTTTTCCGTGTGGGCGGTCTCAAATTCGCCGCCCTGCTTGTTATAAATTGCAAGAGCTACCCTGAACTGCAAATCCAAATACCGGCTCTCCAGTTCCTCCGGCCACTCTTGAAAAGGGTAACGTCGGGCCATAATCGCTGACTTTGCGCTCTCTAGGCAATCTTGCAAGACAGTTTCGTCAACCTCTTCGGTTCGGAGTTTCAATCTCGCTAAGTTGTCCATTATTCCCCCTCCTCGGTCTCCCGGCCCTTCGTTCAGCAGCGGGAGGCGGCGTCGGTTCATCCAACACCGTCCCGTGCCGCTTCATCATATCCGCGTCGTCGGCCTTGATAGGAAATTGATCCCCAGCCTCATAAAACCGACCGCCATAACACACGCGGTAATTTGGTATAAACTTCATGCTGCCTCCCGCTTTTTTAGTTCTCAAATGTGGCCCCAGCAAAATTGAACTTCACAACACTGCTGTCATCCACAAGGACTTCAAAGGTGTCATCTTTTGTTACCCGGAAAATAATATCCGGATCAAATGCGATGTCCTGCTTGGTCGGAGAACCGTTTTTCTTAAATGTCATCTTGGTCCCGGTCTTGGTCAGATGGAACGGGAAATAATACCCGCTCTGCTCCTCCGGGGTGCTGCTGAACTCTGTATAATCAGAAACATAATGAAATGTGCCCGTTACAGCGCCGTTCGCATAAACCTTCAGGTCATCACCCACAAGATCGGAAACCTGTTTCCCCAATAGGGTCTGACCGCTGGGGAATAGCGTTAGGGTGTCAGACCCAATTATTCCCCCAGGACGTTGAGCACCGCCACCTCGTCCATGCGCTCGAAGGAGGGCAGAACGATTTCAGACGCAAAAGTGTTGATATTTACAGGATGCTCCTGAAGAATACGGGTAATCGCAACGCCTGTATTCACGATGGAAACCTCGGCGCTGGACGCCCCACGCAGATCTGCTTCTTCGGGCGTAGTGCCATACCAAGTGCCGCCAAGAACCCCGTCAGGAATCAGGCACACATAGCCATTGGGCACAAATGCATGGGCCACCTTGCTCTCGTCCTGGTACTGTTTATCGTAAATCGCAAGCCGCAGACCGGAAGTGGACTCCACAACCGCCTTTACCTCGGCGTCGGTCAGATAGCCAAGAGACAGGCCGTTGGTGGTCAGATAACGATTCTTCACCGCATCCGTCTTGGCTAGCAGATTGAAGGTGTAGGAATTCATAATGGCAACCGTCAGCTCAGTACCAGTCTTAGAACGGATAGCGTCTTTGACCGTCTTGAACGCCGCAAACGGGTCAGCCGTAGAGGGCTTGTCCCAAGTGGCAGTGCTGGTCAAGGCGGTGTAGTTAGAGGTCTTCCAGGAACCGTCCGTATCATAATTGTAGGTGTAGTTAATTCCGTTTGCCTTGATCGCAATACCTACATTACCGCCCTCGGGGAAAAGCAGCTGCATAATCATGCGCTCAGGAACAACGTTCGCGCCGTCAATCAGGTCCCGGGTGTCGTCAAACACGCGGGCAATCACCTCGGCGGCATAGGGGTCACTGGACTCCTGTACCCGCAGCATTTCCTGGCGGTCCTTCTCCTTGATCTTGTATCCCTCACGGAAGAAGGGCATCTCGGTCTCCAACTTCTCAAAACCGATACGGTCACGGAAGGTCGCCTTGGCGTCAAACGCGGAAGGCATCAGAGAAATGGGAAGGCCGCGCGAACCCTTCAGCCAGGACAGGTCAAGTCCAGCCTTCTTGCGGGCGGGGAACAGCGTAGCACCCAGGTAGGGAATCTGATTGGAGGCGACCTCAGTCCAGTTGGCCGCAATTGCAGCAGGGGTAAAAACTTCTCTCAAATCCATTATGTATCCCTCCTTACTCGTTCACGCCAATGTTGTCCCGCAGGATAATGCCGGGAACGGCGAAAGTGGCGTCCAGCGTAATACTCGCATGAGACTCAACCTTTTTCTTGTCCACCACACCCTGCACCAGCAAAGCGCCATTGGGGTTCTCGGTCGGGTCCACATCATACAGCAGCATACCAACAGCGGTAGCATAAGAGGTGGTCGCCACTTTTTTGCCGGCAGCGGTCATAGGCATACCGGCAGGGACAGCAGCGGCTTCCGTGACACAAATGGGGATCGCCACAAAATCGTCAGCGGCCAGAATCTCAATGGTGCCGCCAACAGAAGTCTTGGTAAACTTCATCTGTTTCTCTCCTTTTCAATCAAAAATAGTGTTTCAAACCTTCGTTTGCGTTTTTGAGAGCATCGGCCCGCTGTTTGCCCAACTTCTTGGCAAACTCAACAGCCTCGTCCTTCTCATCTGTTCCACCACCAGCACCGGCAGGTTTTGGGTCCTGCTTTACCAGATCAGCCCTCAGCTTCTTCTCATATGCGGCGTTGGCCTTCTGCTGGTTGGCAAAGACCCGCTCCATATCGCCGTCAAACAACGCCTCTGCTGTCTCGCGGGCCAGCTTCTCGTCATAGCCCGGCATGGCGATATAGCGGGCGGTGTGCTCGGCAATGGTGGACTTCCGCAGCAGTTCGGTGTACTTCTCCTCCAATGCCTTGCGGTCCGCGTCAGCCTGCGCCTTTGCGGCCTCGTCATCGGTCATCTTGGATTTGAGCTGCTTGGACAGGTTGGCCGCCTCGGTAGCCTTGGCATCGAAAACTTCTTTCTTCACATAGCCGCTCAGGTCAACCGGGTCAGGCACATCAAGCCCCAGCAGGGCAGTAACCTTGTCGGCGTCGCTCATTTCCGCGAAGCCCTGGATGCTGTCGGTGGAAATCTTCATGTAAATTCTCCTTTTGGGTTTTGTAAGTGTTCTCTCACTATGTTTTTGGGTTATTAAGCGTTCTCTCGCTGTTGGGTTTTATCGTCTTCTCTGACGATATTCAAACGGCTGGGCCGCTTAAATTACTTTGCCAGTAAACCAATTCGCCTAATTGCTTCATCGGGTGTATGCCCATCCCATTCAGGAGCAAATTCCAGTTCTTTTACATGGAACAAATTCCAATAGGGAACAACATCATAATGATAAGTTGCCTGACCGTCCGGCGTATCAACCCCGGCAATGAACATCCCCTTATACATGGTTCCGTCGTGGTGTTTTCTTGCTTTCCATGCAATATCAGGCTTGGAATTACAAATTACGCTGAATAAAATGGCTCGATGATGGTATAACTCGTTAAATGTGTGAAACCCGTCAGAAACTTCTCCTTGCACAAATGGAGCAGACCGCAAAATTTCTTTACCGCAGTCAGGGCACCGCCAAACGCTCCGTTTTCCATTGGCAAGATTTGTTTCATCTCCTGTAATGTTTCTTACAAATTCGAGCGGCTTATCCAAATGCTTGCAGAACATAAATTCTCCTTTATCTCACTGGTTCAAACACACACCTACATCGCCTATGTGGCTTCGTTGGTATCGAATTGATGGAATAAATCTTCCCATTTCGCCCCCGGCAGGTTTCGCACACCTTTTCATCCCCGGCAGTCACCCAACGCACCTTTTTCACTCCGGCATCACGATAGGCTTTCAATGTGGATTCATCGGTCACGATATCCCCGTATGTAGCCGTCAAATCAGCCCAGTAATGTAGCCCCCGTCGAAACTCCGTCACCTTGGCTGTGCTGGAATTTATTCCCTCAGCGGTGTATTGCCTCTTGCGGTCAACATCGTTGTCATAAACGACCTTCGTTACAGCGTTGTACGCCGCCAGCAGCGCCAGCAGCCACGCTAAATCAGGCGGTTCCTCTCCGTGCGGTTCGGCCTCCTGATACCGCTCCTGCGCCAGTTCAAGAAAGACATCTTGGTTGTCCTTACGTAGCTGGTTATATAGCGTCCGGGTGACTTCCAGCACATTGAGTTCATCAAATTTCGCCAGCGCCGCTTCGTCTTTGGCGTCCTCAAACCGCTTGACCGCCCTCCTGTTCAAAATATCGATGGCTTTGTCAGTGAGGTCATAGAATCCGCTCATTCAGCATCACCGCCGCCATCCTGAGGATTGGCTGGATCGTTCCCATTGGCCCGTTCCTCCGCCAGCTCATCCCGTAGGCTCCGTTTCATCTTGCGTTGCTGTTCCTCGTACCAATCCATACTCATACGGTACGCAGACTCGGGGTCGCTGAATAGCCCGCTGTACTGGAACGCTAGCTTCGGATGAATCTTGCTGTTGTTCAGCATCTCCGCCAGTACTTGCGCCTTAGACTGGATGTTGGACAGGTTCTTGCGGGTGAACTCCGGCTTGATGTCGGATAGCTGCAAGCCCAAATCGCCAGTCTCCCGACAGATATACAGCACCAGCCGCAGGAACTCCCGTTCCGACCGCTCCCAGGTCTTTTCTGTGTCCTTGGCCCGGCTCTCAGCGGCGGACCAGCCGTCCCGGTAAATCACCGCCTGCCCGGTGTCGCTGGTAGAGGAACCGCCGTTCCGGTTCGGCATCCCGCAGATGGTCAGGTATGCGTCTTCCAAATCGTCCACAATGGTCTGCGTGTTGGTCTGGTTCAGTTCAGAGGCGATACGATATACCTTGGCCTCCATACCGGGCTGAACGCTCTTGATAGTAATTGCCATTCCGCCCTTCGCCAGTTCCTTGTATTGGCCATCCTTTAACTCGCAGTTTTGGAACACATCGAATGCGTTAACAAAATCCTGAATACTGTCCAATCTATTGGACTCAATCATGTTGATTGCGTTTAGGATTGGAATTACCGGCTCAAACGCACCCATGCGGGCGTCGTTATTCACATACTCTACAATGGGGATGTAGGGGATGGTACGGGCTTCCTGCTTAGTGATCTGACCGTTCTGCACCTCGAAATACCATTCGGGGGTGTACACGCAGAAGTATGGCTGGCCCTCTTCATCTACCTGTTCCAACACACCGGCGACCTTTTTCTGCCCTACGCCGCTGTGGTAGATGCAAAACGCCGCCATCGGGTCAAGGGTGTAGATAGAGGCGGGAGAACCGTCCTCCTCGCCAGCTTTGTCAGGAAGTACCATGCGTACCGCTACGCCACAAATGTGCATCCAGTCCGCCAATTCCTTGTCCAGCGTGTCCTTGCTTTCAGAGCGCATATACTCGTTGAGTTTGTTCACGCTAGCCGACACATCGTCTTCTCCGCCGTTGGACACATAGCGGATCGGGCCGTCCAGAAGATAGGCCGTCTTGAAAGTCACGATCTCATTCGCCCGGTTAATCATCACCTTGTTGTTGATCTCTGGACGGACGATCTTATCTTTCAGGCGAATATCCTGCTTGCCTCTGTAATAGTCATACAAATAGGCCGTTTCCGTCCTGTTGATACGATGCACGGCCAGCGCCTTGCCCAGCACCTCCACCACGTTTTTCGGGGTGACTTTCTTTTTTGCGGTGTAGATTTTGCGCCGACCCGTTAGACCGTTAACCGGCCATTCGGATATAGCCCGAACAGTATCGTTTTCAGTCACCTTGTCACCTCCAGACAAACAAAAATGCCGACCAACTACCGAGGATTCCTCGGTAACTGATCGGCACTTGGCACGCTTCGTCCAGGCATTGCCCGGAGGCACTTGGCACTAAACTATATATTTTCAGGCGCTCTTTTCGCCTTTCAATTCGATTTTAATGTTCTTCTTGCAAGCCTTACAGTATGGGTAAACAATACCAACTGCCTTGCTATCCACCTGCATCAAAAGCCGCCCTTTTCCATGATTGATACCGGCGGCAGCGCAAACAGGACAATAAACGTCAATCTTCATTCAATGGACGACTCCTTTCGGTCTTTGGCACCGCTCCCGTCTCTCGCAACTGCGAGGCGGCATATTATCCTTTGTTGGGAAACTTTGAGTGTTTCGGCCTTTCTCACCTCCATTTGCCATACGACTCTATTCGGCCCCGTGTCCATGGTGCTACCAGCCACCTCGTGCGGCGAGGAGTAGCGAATTTCTCCGAAATATTTTTCTAATGTATTGACTACCCTGTTGTTTTTATGTGATAATATAAAAAACTCCAAATTGTGCAGCTTTTAAAGTAGCAAATGGGGCGGTTCTGTAAAATGGACATTAATGAATATATAAAAACACGAGTAGATAACCAAATCGACTGGTACGATAAAAAATCATTGCATTGTCAGAAGTGTTACAAGCGAATACAATTTTGGGAAATTATTTTTGCTGCAAGCATCCCTCTTCTGTCCGGTTATTCTACAAGATGCTTTATTATACCTATCGTCATCGGTGTTTTAGGTGTGATTATAACAATCTTGGAATCTATCACAAAATTATATAAATATCACGAAAATTGGATACAGTATCGTTCTACATGTGAACTTCTTCGATACCAAAAGAGCCTATATTTGACGGGTTCTTCTCCATATAACAACAATGATGACACAATAGATAACCTATTTGTCCGAAATATTGAACAAATAATTTCAGCTGAAAACAATCAATGGAAGATGCTACAGCAAGAACCAGTTAAAAAGCCGGAATTGCCAGATCAATCCACATCTACTCGTTCATAAGTCTTATCGAATATATCCGGTTTACATGGGTATTGCTCCCCGTTTACTCCGGTGATAATCCAGTCTCCTCTTTGAGCCCTCATATCTCCTTCAAGCGTTTTAATAATCATATCTTGTTCAATTTGAAAGGCATCAATTTCAATTGGTTTTTTTCTATATTTCCCCATTCTCTCACCTCAAAACAAAACATAAAGGAGTTGTTCATTATGGATCATTATCACATTTTCATTAGTCACGCATGGAAATATTCTGACGATTATCAGACGGTCGTCAAGTGGATCGATGAAGCAAAAGCAGACGGGATATTAAATTGGAGTAACTATTCTGTTCCATATCATGATCCTTTGGTTGATCCCTCCACTACAGTAGGAAAAAATAAACTCCAAAAATTACTAGAAAACCAGATTTCTCCCGCATCAAAAATAATTGTTATTTCTGGGATGTATGCTGCCTATAGCGATTGGATTGACTTTGAAATTGATACATCTGTTTCCAAGGGAAAATATATAATCGGGTTAAAACCTTGGGGCCAAGAGAGGATTCCAGTTAAAATCCAGAATAATGCAGATATAATGGTCGGCTGGAATAGAAATTCGGTTATCAACGCTATCCTTGGTAAATAATCTTATCGCCGCCCCATAGTGGGGCGGTTTTTATTTGCGCTCCCCGCTTAATTGTCACACCATATTGGGAGGCCCGTGCACAGGCAAACACGGCAGTTTTCAGCGGGATAGCGCCGGGGCAGGTCATAGCTGCCACCGCTTTTTTACCCGACACTATGACTGTCGGCTCTGCCGCATGGAGGGCGCGACCCTCCGGCCCTGATTGTGGGCTGCATCGTGCTGCGGCATATATTCACTGCTTCTATGTAATCCGATGTGCGGTATCACATCACAATTACTATACGAATCTTCGTCAGCCGTCCTGTTACAATCCGGCCTTGTCCTAAGACAGCCGGAACCGCACCTACATCCGTCAGCCTCGCAGGGGTAAGCCAGTTTCATCGTATAGCAATCACGGTACATCTCAACCCCTCCGCCGGTGTCGTCGGTCGGAACCGTTTTAGTTTATTGAGCCGGGGTCAGCCAATTAAATATTCTTCGCCCCGCCGCTTTCGCACAGCGCACAAGGAAGGCCCGTTTTCTCTTCGTGGAGCTGTGGAACCATACATCTGGCACGGGTGGAAGGCTCTGTTCCCCCAACCTCCGGTTTTGGAGACCGGCGCTCTCCATTGAGCTACACCCGTATATTGTTTGAGCGGGTGAGGATTTGCACCTCACATAAGTGGATTGCTGCCTAACGCCCGTCGCGCATTACTGCGGCCTGCAAACCCGAGGGATGATACCCGTACCGCCAGCAGGATAATAGGTGCCACCCTACCCGTCACCATAGCGTCTACCTGTTCCGCCACCGCTCAGTCGTTATCTGCTCCGCATGTCGGCTTCGATTGCGAAACTCTGGAGCAGGTTAACGTGAAGGGAGTCCCCCGGCAGGAAACGTACAAGAGAGGCTCTCCTTTCCGTTTAATATCTGCTCACTAGATACCCTGCCGGGGGAGTGGGTTGTCCTTTGGGCCGTGGTTGGTACACAGCCCGAAAGGGGAGGAAAATTGGACAATTATGTTTACCCAAATATATTATACATCAATCGTTGTTAAGATAACAACCTATATATCTATATGTGTCTAATGGATTATTCGAGATTTTAAAATGGCCGCTTAAATACTTCAACCTTGTTTCCCTCAAGTTGTTGGACATATTCGGCAAATAGGCTCCACGCATCTGGGACATCATCATTTCGATTCTTACCGACCATCGTGTACCCACAAAGGAAATTCAACATTCGTCTGTATTCTTTATCTTTTTTGATAACAGAGTTATCCCTAAACAAAACACGGTCTTTGATGAATGGACTATTGACTATGATCCGCGTCTCTTTGTTCGATGTAGTATATTTTGTTGTTATTTTTGCAATTCCCCCAGCTTCTTTCACTTCTTTTTGAACTTTTTCTGCTACTTTACCACCAGCACTATTGCTTTCAAACTGTCCCATCTGAGCCTTGTGCTGAACGAGTTTCGAGACCAACCGAGCCTCTACAACCTCTGGATTGCTGTTGTCGCATACTACGTCTTCACAATAAAAGTCATTTCCGTACTGGTAACAAATCGGCATGACGCAGTAATCAGTGCCTTTGTCCTTCGTATCGCATACAAACAGGATGGCATCGGGCTTACCGTCAGGAAGTTCAAAATACCTGCGCAGCTCATCCTCATTGTAGAGCTGTCCTTCACGCTCAATGGGTTGAGTCATGTATAGTGCCCTCCAGGAAGCATCGTCCATAACATCTCTTTGATTGTGATAGAATGCCGTGGTAAACCCAAGCCCATACGGATAATCAAAATTACTCTCATCATTTTCATCCAAAGCGGGTAGGTGGATAAACTCTGCCAGCGGGTCTTCTGCATGGGCTAGTTCAAGTCGGTCAATGGGGTCATGCAACGTCCAAGGTGTTTGGACAAGAAGCTGGACACAATCTCCGATCATACGCTGCATGAGGTCTGTATAATACTGCTGCCAGAGCTTGTCCATGCGCTCTTTGCTCATTGCGGACTCGATATCAGGTACAAGGTCATCTGCTACCAGAAGATTCGAGGCGCGTACTTTGCCCGCGTTACCAGAGCCTATAGACGAAAACTCAAAGGTCTCAAACCGCTTTCGTTTTCCAAGATCAATTCGCATGTCTTGGGCATTTGTTTTGCAAACTTGAACAGATGGAAAAATATCTTTCCACAAATACTCCCCTTTGGGGTCTAACATCCGCCCAACTTCTTCATAAGCCCCACGTAGGAATGAGTTTGAGTGCGAACCCATCAGAATACTTAAATCTGGATTCTTTAACCCCTCCATCACCATGAACATCAATTCAATGGTGGTCTTCCCGACGCCTGGGGGAGCCATAACACCCAAAATGCGTATCTTCCGTTCAGATAGCCGCTGCATAGCTTGAACAACCGGAAGCAACTGCTTTCTGCGTGGCATATAGAACTTTTTCTTCGGTTCTCTATCCCACTCAGCATATCTTATCGCCGCATCAAAATCATACGGTGCATCAAATAGCAGGCTCCGTTTGTTCAGCTCGAACATACGGAGGCTTTTTTGTTCTGCGGCGAATTTTGCAGACAGCCGACGTACCTCTTTGTTTTTCTCATGAGCCAGCTTAAAATCCTCTGGCTCCAACAATCTGATCGAATCGAATGCATCAGATAGCGCAGACGGATCGGACAAATCCCTCTGAAACGCCCTCTCTACCAACTCCCGAATTTCCATGAAAAAAGTGCCTCCTATCCCGTAAGATAAAAGGCACTTGGCACTGTTCGCTCCATCTGGAGAGGCACTTGGCACTATATACGCCCGCCCTGTGGCGGGGTGCAATATTTAATCTCCACCAGCCTTAAAATTATATACTGGCTTGATGATTTTCAAAATTTTAACTGTTGGCTCTATATTCTCCGTGATTGCTTCCATACTCTTGTAAGCCATCGGGCATTCATCAAGCGTTTCCTGATTGACTGATGTGGTATAAATTCCACTCATCTGCTTCTCAAATTCTGCAACGGTAAACCTCTCTTTAGCCTTCGCCCGGCTCATTAAGCGTCCAGCACCATGCGGAGCGGAACAATTCCAATCTTCATCTCCTTTGCCAATTCCGATAATGCTTCCGTCCCTCATGTTAATAGGTATAAGCAAAACCTCACCGCTTTTGGCAGATACAGCACCCTTACGAAGTATCATGCTGTCAGTGTCAATGTAATTGTGAATTGTCGTAAACTGATCTTCAACATGAACTCCCATTCCAGACACGATCCCGTCTATCATAGCCTGCCTGTTAATTTCAGCAAACTTTTGGACTATTTTCATGTCGTGAATGTAGTCATCAAATAAAGCCCCGTCAACATAGGCAAGCGTCTTAGGAATATCGCATTTATATTCAGACTTGTATCTTTTGATTTCCTGTTGGATTTCTCTCTGTCTACCAGCAGCTTTTAATTCTTCTATTAGTTTTTCGAGGCCATCGTTTTTGTCGGATAATTTTTTGTATCCAGCCTCTTGATAATACTTTGCAACTTCCAATCCCAAGTGCCTACTGCCAGAATGAACTACGATGTAGAGTCGCCCTTGTTCATCCCGGTCAACTTCGATGAAGTGGTTGCCGCCGCCCAATGTCCCGACGCTTTTTTTCGCTCTTTCTAAGTCAACTTTATCCGCACAGCGCAAAGCCGATAAATCTACTCGGTCAAAATACCTGTGTGCATTGTACCTTATTTCAAACCCTGCCGGTATTTTCTCTCGAATAACATTGTCAAGCCGTTCCATATCAAGATTGGATTCTTTGATTTTAGCGGTTTCCATTCCGCAGCCAATGTCAACCCCGACAAGGTTTGGCACAACCTTATCCTTGATTGTCATTGTAGTCCCAACAGTACATCCAGCTCCAGCATGAATATCAGGCATCAGTCTAATTCTACTTCCAGTGCAAAACTCTTGATCGCACAATTCCTTAACCTGTGCAATGGAAGCATCGTCAACAACATCTGTAAAAATCTTAGCGGTATTATATTCCCCTGCAACTTCTCTCATTTTACCTCCTATACATCCACCTTATTCCAATTCGCCAACACCGCCAGCATGTGAAGCCCTATCTTCTCCGGGTCATACTTGTTTGCCGAACATATCATCCGTAAGCCATCAGGGGTGAGCAGTCGCCCTTCTTCCTTATCCCGGATCATCTTCATGTATTCCTCGTACTGCTTGTTCGTCAGTTTGTGCATATCATCAATCCTCCGCCGGTTCTGGCATGAGCATCCAGCAAATCACTTCTCCATAAACGGGTTCCCACGTTCGTAGCGCAAAACATTCAAAGCATTGATTTCTACTATTCCATCGAGCCTCTTTTTCATAGGGCAACCCGAATATGTTGTTTATTTTGACGCGAACTATTTTCATATCCGGCGGCATCCTATCAGTGCATTTGATCCAGTCCATCTTTATCATCCTCCAGTTCTCTTGGCAAATCCTTCAATGTCCAACCAAAGTATGTTAGTCTTGGAGGTGCTTTCTTCCCTCTTAACGATAATGCAATCATATAAAACCCTTGCGCTATTTGTTTGATAGACCTTTCAGAGTCATCCTTCCCAAACTTTTCATAATTTTCGCTTGCCCATAGCTTCAAATTCCGAACTATATGTTCATTCCCAGATGGATCTACAAGAACCCATATTTTTGATGTTATGTTTTCTTCTGTCCGCTCAAACCTGGGGTCTCCAACTTTCCGTGCCCTCGCCCGCGCCGCAGCCTCGTCCATATCGTCCCAAAGCCCGCTTTCTCGCGCTGCTTTCTTTGATTTTTCACTCCACTTGAACCTTCTCCCGGTTCTTATATAATTCCCCCATTTTTTGCTGCACTCTTCCGAACACGTCGTCTTTTTTGCGCTCGGAAACGATTTGAATAGTTTTCTGCAAACTGGACACACCTTCCAGCTATTACCTGTATATATTTTTGAGCAATCGGGACAGAATTGTGGAGTTTTTTGTCCGTTTAATTCAATATCAAACTTTTCCCCACATCCAGGGCAAACCGCCCTAACCGTATCATCTATCTTTGGCCCTCTTGACACACATCCGCAAGAAACCGTCTGCTGTATTAAATTATTTGTAGGAATAACCGCTACACTACCACAATCGCACTTGCAGAACCACATTGTATGCCGGTCATCATTCGCCCGCTTTCTGACGGGTCGGATAGCGACCAATCGGCCAAACCGTTGCCCAATTAAATTCTTCCTTACTTCCAAGGAGCATCATCTCCCTTTTTGTTTTGCGCGGATTTTTAGGATTCTTCTTTTTTATCGTTCGACTTAATTTTTATATTGGGGTATCCATCCACGGTGTCTCGCATCACCAATACAAGATCATATCCGAGAGCATCCGCAAACTTTAAAAGCGTCGAAACCTTAATCTCATTTTTCTTAATTGGCGTCGATAAGCAGCTGTACGTTTTATACCCCAGCTTTTCAGCTAATGCCTTTTGCGAAGTGTGACGCAGAGAAATCATCTCTCTAATTGCGTCCCCAACTTTCATCGATCTCATGGTCTATTCCTCCATGTGTTTACTACGTTTTTAGTATATACTAACTTCTTAGTAATGTCAAGTGACTTTTTTGTTTTTTCGGTGGTAGAGAGACTGAGGTAGGGGGGCGCGGCTCCGGCCTATCCCCCGGGGGTGTCCGGCTGGTGGTGCCTGCCTTCAATATTGCCGGGAGCACCTAGAAAACAAGAATTGAACAAAAAGAATATTTGTTTCAATTATTTTACTATCTTAAAAAAAAATAAATCTATAAAAGTAGATAATTTCTCTTGACATATCTATTATCATAGTATTATACTGGCATCAGAAGCAAAACAATACAGCCCACCCGTGAAGACGAGCGGACAGGAACAACCACGACAGGCCACAGGCCGGGAGGGGAAGAAATGGAAGAAAAAAGAATGGCATACCGCGATTACAAGCGGCACTATGCCAACTGCGAGACCGTGCGCGGGTCGTATGACACCAGCACTAAAACCATCGTCGTGCTGGTCCCGGTCTCAATGATGCAACCCAAGCGCAGCGCGTCCCGGTTTGACCCACAGCGCTGGGAGAATCGGGGGCAGCAAAAGAAGCTCCGGGGCTATCGTGTAGCCGTCCGGCAGTATAACCAGGGCAAGAACGCCAACTATCTTTTGGAGGCGTGGGGAGATGCTTACGCCTGCCTCCGCGGGGAGCGACCCGCTCCCGCAGTCAGCAAGACAATCCCCGGCTATGGCCCATCCGCTAGGGATGCCGCCATCTCCGAGGCCCTCCAGCTTGCGGCCTCTGGGCTGTATGCGGAGTAACCAACACCCCGCCCCGGAGGTAACGAGGGCAAGCAAAACGCCCCGGCCACCGCTTGCAACAGTGACCAGGGGGAGGAGGGAGAAATCCATGATTAGTCAAAACGACATCGAATATCTACAAGACATGGTGCAGCGCGGCGAAATGTCAGCCGCAGAAGCAAACGTAGAAATGGTGCTAACTGGCCGAGTAAGGATCGTCCGCGGGAAACTCCCGAAAGACGTTAGAGCCGCCTTTGATAGCGCTGTAAAGGCTGGAACCCTTGGGCATATGTCAAGAAATAAGTATTTGCCGGAGTGCTACTATCACCCCAAATTTGACTATCTGGCCCGCGCTGAGCGCAGCAAAATTGCAGAAGAAACAATATCCGCTCTTAAAAAAATTGCAAAATAAAACCCGCCTGACCTCTCGCAAAGGCCAGACGGGTAAGAAGAACCCCAGCAGAAACGACTCAAACCAGGGCGCGCCCATTATACCACGGGCAGCCCTCCATGACAAGGAGGAAAACAGAAATGAAAAAAGCTGCAACGAAAGAATACACAATCCGCGATATTGAAACATTGACGGAAGCGCAGGCCGCAGAAATGGCTATTGAGACCGCCACCGTAAAGGGGCATCAAGTCTATTTTGTGGACTTTGGCGGCTATTTCGGCTATTCCGTGCTTGTGTTCGCTGATGGGCATTATATCAAGTATGCCAATGACTACGAGTTACACCACAAGGACAAGAGCCGCGACGAACTGCGGGGATTTTACCTTAGCAGCTTAAATAAAAAACTGTTTACTGCTGACGAGATGGAAACAGTAAACGACTACCAGGAAAAGAAAGCAAAAGAATACTACATCCGCAACTATTACGGCTTGCGTCGGGATCATATTTCAATGTTCTTTTGCGGCCCCGATGAAGAGCGGGAAAAGTTGAGAAAGAAAACCGAAAACATGATTTTTAGCCCTGTATTTATGGCGTACTATGACAAAAAAGACGCAGATTTTGTAAAGTGCGGGGAAGAGCTTATTTCTGCGCTCGAAAAGGCCGAACCCCAAAAGGATAATGCGGAATACTGGAAGAGCGCGTTTTTGTATGAGATGTTCAATCATGAATACGGCATAAACTGGCAAGCTGATTTTGATGTTTGCTCTTGCTTTGGAGACTGCTCCAGCGTGGCAAATATCGACGACATCAACGAGCTTTTCAACGCTTGCAATTTTAGCAATATACAGCGGGCCGCATATATGGCCGCACGGCGCGAATATGGCAAGCAGAGCGCAAATCTTTATTGAGTTGGAGGGCCGCACGAGGTCTGGTACGCATACCCTGTGAAACTCAACCGCAACCACTACAACGATTTTTTGATTATTTATCGAGATTGACCCGCCCGCCGGAGAATGGAGAAAATGACCATGAAGAAAAGAGAAATTGACACTGCGGCCCGTTTTGGACTGCTTGACCGGATGCAAGCGTTGGAAAACGATTTGACAGCGATTCCCGGAACAACATACTTTTCTCCAGGTGAATTGCTCAATTTTTCGTCAAAAGTGGCCAGCCGAAGCGGCTTAAGCGCAAAAGAAATATTTGACGATCTGTGCTATTTGCTCGGCCCGCACTACTGGGAGCATGCCTACAATTACGCCGCAGCCGTTAAGGAGGTGACCCCCGAATGAGCTATCAAATCATCACATACAGCCCCGATATAGGGACAGACGAACGCGGGGACTACAAAACCCAAAAAGAGGCCCGGCAAGCACTCAAGCAATACCGGCAAGAGGCCGGGGCGCTGATCTACGATCTCGACCGTTGGTGCATCGTCTACCGGCGCGGCTACTGGCCCGCCGGGGCGCTCCCTGTTGAAAGGGGGTGCCTTGCTTGATCGTACTTTTTATCCTGCTCCTACCGCTCATGGTGATATGGGAGCTTGCCAAAAAATCTTGACGGCCTCAAGCGGGCGAGATACAATCAATAAGAGGTGCTATACATGAGATTGTCCCCAGATATGATCCAGCGCGTTGAGAATATAGCCGCCAGCGCGTTATATAACTATGAGGCCGTGGGCGTCCGCGTCCAGGATGTCCCGTTTTCTCCCGGCACTATGTCCCACTGCTCCCATATCTGGGACAACGGAGACGATACCGGCGAGGAGCTGCCCGGCGTGTCTACTATGCGCTGGGACTCCATCAACGAGGCGCAACGGCACGGCTACTATTACGGCGATCATGTGGCCGTAATCGCTGGCAACTCGTGGGACTACGGCGAGGACGCCGGGGAGATCGTCATACATGACCCGATTGTAATTGAGATATTAGCATAATACCACCGCCCGCCCTGGGGCTTCCTGGGGCGGGTTTTCTTTTGCTCATGTCCCTATGCCCTCCAGTAGCTTCCCGCCGCTTGTGTGGCCTCCTATGGTCAGCAGACGGCATTTTTGCGCCCGTATCCAGCGGGGCAGGAGAAAGGTAAAACGCAAAGCTTCAGTAAAGGCCATTTGCAGGCCCGCAAGGCGGTCTTGCCACCCTGTAGTGTCCCTATATTTCCACTCGCCAAAACGGCCCATAGCAGCCCGCACAGCGCCACACAAGGCATAAAGCAACCCCGGCCCACTCCATCAGGAGCAAGCCGGGGTATTATTATTTGTTGTGGGCCAGAGATAGCACGGCGCAACGGGACTTGTCGGCGTCCCACCAGGCGCATATATTTTTGCTGCACTTCACCCCGCCTCTGTAGTCTGATGTTCCTAAAACCGCTTCAGGAGTTGATAGTAGCGCGTGGAACTTCAAGGGACAGAATCGATAGTCGTTTTCCGTCTCTGGCTTTCCCTCCATAGTCGTTTGATAGTCGCTGGCCTCTCCACCATAGTCGCTGGCATAGTCGATAGTCGTTTCCATAGTCGCTACTCCTCCACCACCACAGACCCCGCGATCCGCTCTTCAAGCTGCTTTTGGTCGGTTATAGTCCCTAGCGGATTGTTGGGAGTAAGAACAACCTCGGATTTGTCCACAAGGCCGTCATAGTTCTTTTGCCACCATACTAAAGTTACCGGATTTAGCTTGCCGTCAGCGCCCAACATTTCGCGGTAAGCGGCGCAAAATTTCTTAACTTTTTTAATGAATTCGGAGTGCGCAGAGCTGCGTGAACGCCCATTTTCCCAATCATACACTTCATCTTTGTTCAAGCCAAGTGCAAGGTATGTTACTTGATTGGTCACTCTAACATCATGCTCCGAACAATAGTTAACGAACTTCCAGAACCTATCTTCCAGAGCTTGAATATCGGACTTATCAACATCCCCCCAACTAAGGATAGTCGCAAGCACCCCGGCATACTTAGCATTATCTCCAGGCTTAGTATGTACCCCGTTATCTCCAATCACAGGAGAGTTCCCGCCACGGGGTTTCATCTTGCGCTTAACAAGTTCTTTCCCCTGCTCCATAGTCGTATCATTCTTGTTCAGAGTTGTCACCTCCATTTTTTAGAGCGGCAAACATTTCATTGGCTTTTTCGTTGATGTAGTCCGCTTTATATAATCCATAGAAAATATCTGGTCCATCTGGCGCAATTGTCCTTGCATATCGCTCATCAGCCTTTGAAATTACTTCCGAAACCCATTTCTCTGCCTTCGATAGCCCAGACAGTCTTGTTTTTCCAAGTTCTTTATTAAACTCATTGTCGCAAAGCGTATGTGAGATCATCAACCGAATGAACCGTAATTCTCTTGCTAAAGATTCAAAAGTTTTCTTCTTGTTGTCATAAGACTCCATTCCCGTTTCTCCATTCCATCCAACCCATCCTCTTGAAAATCATAGTCGCCACAATGTATTTGATAGTTCCTGAGTTGGTCATAAAGTAGAGTTTTGATAGAATAGGAGCGATGTCTTTGAAGTAAGGCTCCCATGTAGGATTACTATATTTCATTTTTTCTTATAAATTCCCATTAAATCATATATCATGATATTCTAGTTGTCAACCTCTAGTCCATGATTTTTTTGATTGGCCGGTAATACTTCTCAATTGTGGCCCATCGTTCTCCACAAAATTTACATTTCCTGTGACGTTCTATTTTACCTCCCATAACTGTTCGACTGTCATATACGACTCCCTCTTTGCCACAATTAGGGCAAATTCTAGCTGCTGTAATATTATCTGGCATCATCTACCTCCGCCAATGCGTTAAACTCGTCTCTGTTAAGCGGCTCCGTCGGTCTTTCCTGTGGTGCTAATCCTCGGACCCGCAACGCCGTTAAAATCGCATCTGTGTTAAGCCCCAAGAAAGTTGATAGCTGCCGCATAGAATATCCTTCTGCACGTTTGAGCGATACCCACTCCCACTGCGCATCAGAATACATATCACCAGGGAAATGGTATCTACGAACCATCAATATCCCCCTTCATTTTCTAAAAGCCACTCTTTCAACTCAACATGGGCTTTTGCAAATGCGTACTCCATATCACAATGTTGTACATTGACTACGCATTTCTTTTCGTTTTCTACAATAAGATGTACGATTATGCACCAATCAACAACAGAAGAATATGCTATTTCTAGCCAAACTTTCCGGCGTTCTGTAAGATTGTCTATGAAGCGAAGAAATTCATTCATCTTTGCCCATCTCCAAAAACTTCTTGCACTTCATCCGCACCTCCAACGATCTCCTCATGCTGTCCGCCCTCCCCGTCGCGTCTGTTCCATTTTTCGGTAATTATCCTGACCGCCTCGCCCATGTCAAAGCAACAGTTTGCCATGGGATTTACATAGATTCTGGTTTCCAATCCGCAATCTGTGCATACAATAGAGAACTCTGCTGCTCCAGTCACAGTGTTCAGCTTACAAAGCATTACTTCTCCGCCGCAATGCGGGCAGTTTTTCAGTCTAATCATTGCCGCCCTCCCCGTCGTGGATGTTGCCGATGATCTCACAGTAGTATGCCGTCTCCACGCTCCTTCTGCGCCAGTCATGTGCCATCTGGAAAATCGCATTATTTTCGTTCCACTCTACTGTGTATATTGAGTTCTCGTGCGGGTCATAGACGTTGTCCCCCTCAAAAATCCGCTTCCCATTCTTATCTTTCAGGCCGGTGTACTGGCAGACCGTGGAGGGGTCAACCTCAATCGGTACAACATTATCGCCCATTGAAATTTCAAATGTTCGTGCGTTCCTGCGACTGTAAGTCTTATTTTGAAGGATAAATGCCCCACTGTATTCTCCCCAGTACGGGAATCCTTCCACCCATGCACCATCACTCAGCCTCTTGGCTTTGAAAAGGATTTCTCTCATTGGGCACCTCCGATGATCTCGTCAAGGGTATATACCTGACCCTTTTCAACAGACGGGAACAGATGTCTGGTGATTACTTCTCTCTGAAAATATGTGCCGTCTACAATTTCCAGGCACTGCGTCCATGCACCATCGTATTTTATTGCATTGATCTCCGGGAGCAAAACTTTGATCGCCTTTGCCCTCTCCACCTCCTGCTCCGTCCAGTGGGGCTTGCGGATGATGCGGTCGGGGTGGTTGATGGCATTTATAAGTACAGCAACGGTTGAGATTTTGCATGAAAGAGAAGAAATAATAACTCGACCATCCTCACAAACACAAATATTTTCTTCTGTTCCGTCCGTATGCCGATATTTAACATCCTCTCCTACCTCAACCCCCAGCACCTCGCAAATTCTCGGCTTGTCCATGTTGGCCTCCTTCTCTTTCGCCTCTCTGATCGCTTTGGCCGGGTTTAATACTTCTAGTGATTGCGAATAAAACATACTATCCTCCGTTTCTGCGAAACTTCATTTGATTTTCCTCCCGATCCACGGCAACAGCCAGCCGAAGGTCAGCGCACCGGCCACATAGCCAAGCCATAGTTCACTGCTCATGCTCGTCCTCCTTGTCCATGCGAGCGCCACAGTTGGGACAGTATGGAGTTCTGCTCCAAAAATAACTTATTGGGTATCCACATTCCGAGCATTTGCACATTTGCTCAACTTCTTTGTTGGTATTTATCCATCTCCCGTGCCGCACCTCCGCAACGTCGGCGGCGGGTATAGTATCAATCAACGCCATCGCATCATCCGTGGCCCCATAGCGATCCAGAAGGTTCTTTACAGCCGCCCTCTCGATGTACTCCTTCATTCCTTTTCCTCCAATACGGCCATATCATAGCCGCTCTGAATAAATCGGATTGTCTTTTGATGGTCGCAAGCGTTCCCAATATAAGTGTAAATCTCTCGCATATCCTCCACACCGAACATAGTGTCAAGGTATTGATTTATACCATTCAGGAAGAAAATGTGAAGGGCCGTATTGTCCACTGCACGGCGGAATGGCGTGGACTTACAAGCTGGGCGGGAAAACCACTCCAATACCTTGCATTTTACATCCACCTCGCTCTCGCAAGTGCTGATATTGAAATATACGTTTGCCTTTTGGTGGGCGATAAACTCCCCCTGGTCGTTGATGAACCACCCAGGGAAGCATACCCCAAGTCTTTTTATGACTGCCCAATCAACCATCCTGCTCCCTCCGTAGTGCGGCCTCTTCGCGGGTCAGGAAAACGGTCTTGCCAAAATCTCCAGGTGTCAAATGACCGCACCAAATCGGATATGTAATCTCTCCATCTCCGTTAATCTGTACGCCATCAAGACGGCTCACGCTCGGGCAGTCATCACCTATGCGCCACTGATAGATAGTTTGATCTGGCTTTGCAGGCAGCACCATGCACCGCCCCTCATCGTCAGCCTGTTTGAGTGTGCGGAGGCGGTCAATGGGGCCGAGCTCCTTGTAAGCGTTGAGTTCATGCAGAGCGCAAGCGATTTTCGCCATATCCATGGCAGAAATGATTTCCTCCGGCTCCAAGCGCGTGTCCTCGTAGGCGGCGAGGCGGTTAATGGCAGCTTCTATCAAAGAGTAGTCGCCGTACCAATCAGAGTTTTCATACAGATCATTGATAATATCAGCAGCAAAGTCACTCAGCCGTTCCATGTCAGTCCTCCAAACTCACCGCAAACTCGTCTACTTCTTCTACGGACTCACACTTTTTTTCCTCATAAACAGCATTATCCTCGTACATAGCTTTTTCCTCTGCCTCTTCCGGAGAATCCGCCTCAACATAAGCAAACCCGCTAAACGATACTTTGTATTTCAATGTCAGTCCTCCCTATATCGCTGTATGTCTCCACGGACAGTCAGCGCCCAAACATTGATTTCGTTTTGCCTCCTCCAGCTCGGCCTCCAACTCCAAAATGGATTGCTGGCAATCTTCCATACCTTCTCTCCACATATCCCGTTCGTTCTGCGCCGCTTCCAGTTCCTCGTGCGCCTTGATGATTTCCCTCTTGGCGCAAACGATAGGGCAGTCGTGGCATTTGTCCTCATAGTGTTTCAGACGGGTGATCTCTGCCCTGGCCTGCTCAAGCTCGGCAAACGTGGATGTGATTCCTTCATCCCCTCCATACATATCCCATTGGGTTCGCAAGTCGTTCAGCCCGGCCCGCAGCTTCTCGTTTTCGGCCTGGAGTGTGGAGAGGGCGGTGGCGCCATCAAGTGCAACGCCTCTTTTCAGGTCCTTCCCTTCAAAATATCCGTTTAGCTGCTCAATCAGCTTCTCAATGTCCATCAGGTGTCCTCCTCTCCTTTGTCCCCCCAGCCAAAGGCGCTTTTAACCGCCTCCAACAGTTTCCTCCACATTGATTTCCTGTTTTTCAGTCTGGCGTTTTCATCCAACAGGGCAGTGATAGCATCCGCAGCTTCTTCCACTAAGTTGCATACTCCATCAGAATACACCAATGGACCTTGCAGGTTGTATGGATATGGCGCGCCGACTAGTTCTCCGTATGGGATTTTCTCACTTTCTGGTGGCAACCAATCTCTTAATTCAGCCACCAGCTTTTCGTAGTCCATCAGGTGTCCTCCTCCGCTGGTTGCTTCATCCACTTCAATGCAGCTTGCCTGCACCCTTCATAAATCGGAATGTTTGGATAAGCACAGATGAAATTGCATACTCCGCCTTTTTCATGCTCACAACACTTACAAACGTCGGCTCTGAGGAAAATGCCCGCCAACTCCTCGTCGGTCATGGCCCTGATCCGGTCTGCGTTGGTCAAAATTCGCCCCGGTTTGTACTGTGAGCAATCCACAATTCTGGAGAGCGTCCCGGCGTTATGGCAATCAGCTTTGCAAGTAATACAAATCGGTTTCATGCGTCCTCCTCTCCCTCCGGCAGGCGTCGGTCAGGCGCTGCGGGAAGGGGCATCCAGTAGGTAACACCGGCCGGCTCTCTTTCTCCGTGTGGTGTAATGACACGCCACTTCTTTCCCATGTCACTATGCCAGCCAATCATGGTTTGCCATTGCTCATGCCAAAACGCTACCACAAGGACATCTGCTTGACTTTCTGGCAACCTCTCCTCCACGCTCACCCACTCGTTCGGCGGGGTGAGGGTGGGCATAGAGCGTACCTTGTCCAGGAATACCTCCCCGATCTGCACGGTTGCTGGATGGCACGCTTGGTCAATTATCTTTTCGCACCATTTCCGTAGTATATTTCCGTCAATCGGTCGTACTTCCATCTTTCAGCGCCTCCTCAGTCGCAATCATCTCGATTACCGGAACGACCTCAAAATCTCTGTCCCATGAAGAACAGCCGCTTCTGGCTTGTGCTTCGGAGCGATATGTCTTGACAGAAACATCTTTCACTTCAGTAATCGGGCGGAAACTGAAATGTTTGGAAAGCCCACACCAAACCTCAGTTCGGTTCCTTCGCATAACTATATACCTTCTGCGCTCAATCCGCATCGTTCAGCGCCTCCCCATAATGCTTTTCGGCGATCTCTATGTATTCATCGAGTAATTTCTGCTGTGCCAGTGCCCATTCAGACAGGCAGGTGAATGAGCAAAAATCTTCCGGCTTTCCGATGGAGAAACCTTTCGGCATATCGTTGTTTTCTATATTTTGCAAAACAGAAAACCCGTCAATGGTGATTCGAATATCGCTGTCCTTAATCAGTTTTCCGCACTGGTCACAGCAATGTGCTTTAGCCATCTTTCAGCACCTCTAATTCCATCAAATAATCCTCAATATCATCAGATAAACAATATCCGTCACAGTCAGCATCATCATAGAAAACTGTTTCTGTCAATAGATTAAGTACATAGAAACTATTTTTCTGTTTGTTCAGAAGTTCGTAGCACGCTTTCAGTAGAACAATCGCTCTGTTTTCATTCACCCCATATCACCTCCATCCTCTCCATCACCATCTCCACGGCCTCGTCCGTCAGCGGAGAACCGCACCGGGGGCAAAAGTTCAGTGGGAACATGCCTTTGTTTCCCATGATAACCACTTGACCGTCAAAGCTCTTTCCATCCTTGCAGTGTTCGCAGCGCGGTACCTTCTCCACCTGCTCCCGGCTGACGGGGCGGAGGGCGGAGAGGATAGTGTCCAATACAAGCTTGAACGACACAGCCATACCAGCCGCTATAAACGAACCTTGACCCTCGTATTCATCGGCCAGTTCTTTAAGGCTATCATTCAAAATTTTAGCTTTTGCGATTGCTTCTTCCAACTTCATAGTTGGGCCTCCCTTCCATCCAGCATCTCCATTTCCTCCACGCTCAGAATCGGCGCGCGGGTGTTCCATTTTGCGATAACCTCCGCTTCGGTTTTACCGTAAATCGTTACGCCATCACAAGTTTCATTGCAGAAATGTATGAAACACCATTTTCCGAGTTGAAACTCATTCAGCATAAGGGTGTCTTTTTCGGCTTGTCTGTCTATTGTGGCTCCGCACATAGGACACGGCAGCAGCACCCCCGCATCCGTCAGCCGTCGAGCCGCCTCTTGATCGCCCAGCAGGGCGCGCTTGACATCATTCATAAAATCCCTCCAGCCTTATTTGATCGGCATTTCTTTGCAGGCTTTTCATCTGTTCCCTATAGGCTAAAAACTGCCTTGTGTACTCGTATGACTGCCCGAAGACAGCCTCCATTGCTCTATACCGCTTGGGTTCAAACTCATGGACAAGATCAATCTCCTGTTCAAAATCTTTTCCAAACGGGCAGCCAGCACAACCTGTACGCTTCATACCCCACAATTCGTAGCAGTCTGACCTGATGATTCCGGCCCATTTCCGATATGCCTCTTTTTCCGCATCTCCCCACCAAAAGACTGGACGGTAGTTGTCGGGGCCACAAAAAATCTCGTCATAACACGATTTATAGGCGCTGCTCCGTGTTCCACCCTCTTTTTTGCGGATACCAGTGATGTTAAGGTCGTAATCTCCAATTAAAAGTTCCTTGTGTGCGGGCACCTTTTTTGAATACTCGCAGCACTTGGCTGAAATCCTAAAATCTGGTGGGTTCTGCCGGATAAACTCCTTCAGACCTTTGACATACGCAATGTTAAACCTAGATTCTCTCCCGTTAGCTGTCTTGAAATCATTGCACCACCACCTGAGCGCTGAGCGGCATCCAGGATATCTGTCGAGCAACACTTCCAGCGGCTTATCCTCCCATTGGAACCCGTGTTTCTGGAGCCGATAAATCATGCTGGACACATACTTGGACCAGAACGGAACCCCATAATTTCGGCAACAACTCGGGATTGCCTTTTGGGGAAAAAGTCGCTTGATCTGGATGCCATAACGCTCTTTGAGGCGCATCAAATGCTCTTTCGTAGCGTCATATTCCAGACCTGTGTCGTTAAACACAAATGTTGTTTTAGCCCGGCCTCCACACCGAATGACCAAGTCCAGAACAATATCGCTGTCATAGCCCCCAGAAACCGAGCACATGACCTTCTCGTGCTGCTTTATAGTGTAGTAGCATTTCTGTGCTGTGTTTTGGATTTCAAAAATCTGCGGCCAGTTAGATAAATCAGGTACACCATAGATATCTAGCTTGATCTCACTGATTTTTTTCTCCTGAAAAAGCGTTATTTCCTCCACTGCTCTTCCTTCTTCCCTTTACCTTGTTCCAGCGGGCAGCGCTCGATGGCGTATGTAGTCACCCAATGCTTTACGCCGCCCTGGCATCTGCCGACAACAAACGTCCGTTTCTTGGCCGTCCAGCCCGGTACTGGCTTTCCCTCGCGCAGCCATGGACACTTGCTGATCGGGAAGCAGCAATCCATGCAGGGGTTAGCAGAGTAACGGCGGATGGGGACCAGGTATTGTTCAAGTTCGCCCATAGGGCCTTACCTCCACCTGTATACTCTCGTTTTCCCAAAATTCGTGAGAAACTTTCCGCACCCATTCCCGGTTATCGTCTGGCAGTATGTAGCCTTTCATGGCGTCTAAAAATGCCTTGCCCATGACGGCGTGGTTGTCCACATCAAGCCCATCGTTCCAGCGGAAAATGACTTCGACAGGGCCTTTGACGAACTGTTTCCGGATATGCGCCTTTTTCATAGACCACAGCGCCAGAGAGTGGAGTTCCTCCGCGTCCTTTTTCCGCTGTGACCAATGTTTCCCGGCATAATACGCATTCAGGCCAAACCGCTTGTTCCAGTCCGCTTTTCCCCCCTTGATGTGCGGATACGGAATTTCAAAAATCAAATCCCCATCCTCCTTGCCAGCTCCTTCAAGGCCGCCTCATATTCCTCGGGCGGCAGTCCTTGGAGCTTTTTCTTCTCCCGCTCATAGGCGGCCCAGTCAGCGTTCCCAGCCATAGACTCCATCGCTTTCTCCCTTCTTTGTGTACCGGCGGCACCGGGCATCATAGACCAGCTGTATGTTGGCTGTGGAGCCGTAGGACCGGTTCTTCAGGATGCTCAGCCCGGCGTCATACCCATAGGCCGCGATGTCCTTTTCTTCCATCCGTTCCAGCGAAAAGGCGTTGTCCGCCCGGTTTGTGATGTCCGCCGACCCGCCGATGTCGTCCGCGGTCAGCAGCTTCTTTTTGTCGTTGTCGCCCTTCCGGGGGTGTGCTACCAGATGCACGTGCACCTCGTTTTTTTTGGCGAACTCCACCAACCGCCCCGTAAACCGGCTCTGTGCCCGGTAAAAATCTTTGTCGCTCTGGTCGCTGAATCGGGCGGTCATCAGATTGTCCACAAGGAATACACAGCAGCCGAACCGGCGGACGGCATACTCGAACACGGAAATGATACTGTCCTCGTCCCCAGCACCAGCCACCCGGTTGTCGTACAGGAAAAACTTTCCCTTCCACCAACCGTCGATCCGGTCCGCGATCTCCTTCGGCGTGTAGTAATACAGCTTCCCGGACACCGGGTCCCGCTTCGGCTCGATATGCCCGGCCCCGGCGGCCTGCAGCATAGCCCACTGCTTGAAGCGCCAGGCCGACAGCTCCCCGGAGTAGGCGCAGACCGGGAATCCCTGGTCGATGGCGTTTAGAAGCAGCTGGGACAGCAGCGTGGACTTGCCGCTGCCGCGCTTTCCAGTCCACACGGACAGCTCCGATGGGGCAAAGCCTCCGATGGACTGGTCCAGTGCTTTTAGACCGGACATGACGGCGACGGATGCGCCGGGGTCCCTCCGCTCCACGTCCGCCAGGTCCAGCAGTCCGTCCATGGGCTGTTCCACGGCGCCCAGCAACAGATGATCCACGGCCTTTCTCCCGCCGGAAGCCAGCACGTCCCGGATACGGGAACATCTCCCGAAGGCCCCTTCCTTCGGCAGCAGCACGGCCACAGATGGCGCGTATTCTTTGAGGGCGTCCGCCACAGCTTCCGCCGTCTCCCGGTCAGATAAAGCCAGGAACACAGATGGGAAGGCACTCAGAAACGGCTCCGCATCCCGGAAGTTCTCAAAGCCCGCTCCGTAGGCAAGGCAAACGGCGTTCTGGTTGTCTAGGGCTGTCACATCCTGGGCGTCCGCCACAAACCACAGCGTTTTCCGGGTGTCCATGGCGATCTCGTCGTAAAGCAGCCAACGGGAAGCATCAGGTAAACTTGGCAAATGGATCTTCTCCTCCTTCGGGTGGTTCATCTTCCCATCTCCCCTGGTTTAGCCAAGTGGCGGGATTTGGGATATATTGTCCTCCGTCTTTCTGCCACTTTGGCCATAGCTTCTGTTTGGAAACGGCATCCAAAATGGTTTCTGTCAGCTCTTCTGACGGTTTCAGTTTCTCCCAAGACTCCCTGGCTTTCTTTTTCCCGGTTTTGTTTGGGTACAAAGCCCAAAACCTGTCAAACCGTTCCCCCTGGGGGGACGATAGGGGGGATTTATTCTCTCTGTTAGGAGAGATAGTATCGGTTTCGGTTTCGGTTTTTTGGGTTAAGTTGGGTTTCTTTGGGTTTTTTTCGGTTTTCTTAGGCCTCCCGCCCTTAACCCCATTTTCCCTGTTTTTCTCCGCCTTTGTGGTATAGGACTCCTTAAAACGGTCCTCCTGCATCATGACACGTTCGGCAAAAAACCGCTCATTGCCACAAAGTGCTATCGGCGTCCCTGACTCGCTGTATTCCAGCAAAGCCCTGCACAGCCGACCGAACTCTGCATCGTTGAGTGCAGACATCTCCCTTTTGTATTCCCATGGGAGTGCAGCATAGTTTCTGGCCATCGTGTCACCTCAAAACGGCAGCTCGCCGTCTTCCTCCGAGATTTCCGCAAAATCAGCCTGCTTGTATTCCGGCGCTTCCTTATTCTCCTTCTTGGAGTCTCCGAAGTACACGTTGTCGGCCACAACCTCCGCTGTACGGCGCTTGTTCCCACTCTTGTCCGTCCACTCTCTGATCTGTAACCGTCCCTCTACAATCGCCATACGGCCCTTGGAGAAGTATTTTGAGACAAACTCTGCCGTGTTGCGCCACGCAACCACTTCAATGAAGTCCGTCTCCTTCTCCCCGTTGGTCTTGAAATCCCGGTCTACGGCCAGTGTAAAGGATGTGACAGCCGTCCCACCGTTTGTCCGTCTGATTTCCGGGTCTTTCGTCATCCGGCCCAGCAAAAAGCATTTATTCAGCATTTTCGACTCCTTTGTGATAGATCATATCCTCCCGGTTCCAGTCCGGGTAAAATCCTTTCAGATACGCCACCAGATAGCAGTACAGGCTTTCTCTTGTGGTGCCTCGTCCTAGCCTCTGGATGTTCGCGCCCTCGTCATAGGCTCTGTGACAGGCCGGGCAGAGGGTCACGATATTTCTCTCGATCCCCTTTCCTCCCTGGCTCCGGCGGACCACATGGGCCACTGGATCACCATATGAAGAGCCGCACAGCACACAGAAGCCATTGTCTCGGATGTACACGGCTTTCTTGACTTCCGGAGGAATAGATGTTGCCTTAGTCTCTGCCCGCATGTCCCCACTCCCTTTCCACCTGTGCATCCAGCATTCGAAGCTGCAGCTTCATGGCATTGATTGCTTCAAGGGCGGATTTGTAAACGACCTCTGCGCAGTCCCGTTCAAACCGCAGCTTTGCGATCTCCCGATCTCCACGGCAGATGTCGGAGATGATCGTTACCGGCGTACCTTTGGACCGTTCATCCAAAATTCTCTTTGCCAGAGCGATCCGGTATTCCTGTTCAGACTGGGCATAGGAGCGTCCGCGCTTCCCAAGCTCCTGCACGGCGGCGTCCAACAGCTTGCTTTTCTGACCGATCTCGGAGATCAAATCAATCATGGTTCATCTCCTTAATACAGTCCAGGCAGTAGACGTGCCCGAACTTCTCCATGCTGGCGTTCACGTGCTTCATGATCGACACCGTGACGCCTTTGGAGTCCTTGTACGCTTCCAAGACCTTCCCGCATTTCTCGCATGTGGTGACATCGACTTTCACCGCAATATCGGTCTTGTCATACTTCGTCTTGTCCTTGTCCCAGTACACGTCAGCGGCGATCCCAAGGGCCTTGCAGGCCACGGAGAGGGCATCCGTCAAGGCCATCTTGTAGCACTCGTCAGAGGTGTACAGACCGCTCTTCTCTTTTGTGATAAAGGCGCTGCCGCCGGTACCGGGAACTGCCTCGGACCACTCGCCGTTGTATTTGTAGTACAGTGAGATGTCCATGAATGCGGAGATTTCCCCGTTGGCCCCGGTCTCCAGCCACTCCCGGTCAATGGTGTATTTCCAGCCAATGCCACATGGGCCGAATTGCTCCGTCAGCTTCTTGATGCGCCACATAGGGTTGATATCGGTCTTTCCGTTCAGCCGCCCACCTCTGATCTCCTTCTTGGCCTCTGCGGGGACGGCCCGGACATTGTTGTAAATGTCAAGGTTCATCACTTCACCCCCACAGAAATCCCTTCAACCAAGACAGCCCCAGGCACTTCCTGCCCAGCCTTTAGGACCTTGCCCAGCTCGCTCTTGCTGATTTCCGGGGCTTTGTACCGGATGCACTCCTTATGCCCGTTCAGCTCCGCCCACTCGATGGCGGCGGAAGGGTTGTCCACATTTACGGAAGTGGTCTTTCGGAACGTCACCGCGCATTTCGGCGTGGAGAACTTCTCCCCGTGTAGCGCGTAAGAGAGATACTCCTTGAGCCGCGCCGCCTTGTTCTCTGCCACTTTCTGCCGCTCCGCCAGGGCCTCCTTCTCCGCTTTGATGGCTTCCGCATCGGAAACCAAGTTCTTGTAGTAACAGGCGATGTTCTCGATCTTCTGGTCCCGCGCCATTTGGAGATTGTCCAGCGCCTCAAAGTCGGTGATCTCTCCAGTCTCCGGGTCTGCCAGATCAGTAATGGCCTTATCGATCTCGTAAAGTGTCATGTCATGTTCTCCCTTCATTCCAAGCTCTCACCGCGTGATTTATATCAGTAAATTTCCGAGTTCGCCATCCGCAGGCGTCGCAGGCCACCAGGAACATATCCGGGTTGCCCTCGATTGCCAATCGCTGGCCGGAATACAGGCCACATCTTGGGCAGGGACCTAACTCGCCTCTTGGGCGTTTCGCATGTGCGTTCATTCTTCGCACCACCAGATATCCGCCGTTTTTACTCCCAGTGATAAGGCTTCCTGGTGCTCCTTGACCGCAATGTCAATATGGTCCCCCTTGACTGCCGGACCGGTATCATCGGCTCTCAGATAAACCATCTCGCCGTTGTACTCGATCATGATGGTACTGCCCAGCGGTATGATATCAGGGTCCACGGCGCAGCTCACATAGGGCGTTACACGCCTGCCGCTGGCTGTGATGCCTGTCCCAGTTCCGCAGATGTGAGGTCGTTCCTCGCAACAATAAAAGGTGATGGTCACATCTTCCAGTCTGTGAGACCGGGCCAGCAAAGCGGCTTCGATCAGCTCATTTTCGGCGGCCTCCATCTCTTCCCCTGTCAGATAACAGCGAGTGGTGGCCGGGGTATCGTCCCCGGGGAGGCTGCCGTCTTTCGTGATGGGCTCCGGCTTGTGCATGGCGGGCCGATCCGCTTCCACCGTCATAATCAGGTAGCTTCCCAGCCACGCCAGCAGAAGCAGGAACAGAAGATATGTAATCAGCTGCAACCGCCTCTGGCTCCGGCGCCGCCGCTCTTCCCGTGTCAGTTTCTTCACCGCTCTCCCTCCATCCAGGAAAGGAAGCGCATGAACCATCCGGCAACCTTGGCCGTTCCAATGATAATGATTGCCGCCACTATACCCATTTCAATGCTCATGCGCTCACCGTTCTTTCGGCGATCCAGCGATCTAGCAAAGCCTTATAGATATAGCACCATTTGACTTTCTTGCCGTCCTCGGCCATTACGCAGTCTCCGAACGGGAAGACTTTCTTTTGGATGCCATCCCGGATAGTCTCCGGAGTAATACGCAGCCCCGCATTGCGAAGGACTTCTGTTGCTTCGGCCGCAGTTAACGCTTCAATCATAAATACCTCCTTGATTTCTCCCCTTGGAGGCGATATACTGTATCCAAAGGGATTGTTCGTGGTTGCTCAATCCTTGCCCGTCTGACTGCTGGTAACGGTCAGGCGGGATTTTTTACACATCTTCCGGGTACGCACCGGATACCAGCTCTTTCAGTTCCATCAAGTCGATGCCGGGATCATGTGCCGCCCGGTCCAGAATCAGCTCCTTCAACTTGGGGCCAGCGCCTTCCAGTGCCTTGCGGTAATCTTCAAATGTGTAATCCATGTGGGCCTCCTCCCATGTGCGGCCCTTCCAGGCGAGACAGAGATTGTCCATAAGACGATTGGTATTCCTTGCCTGCCTTTCAAGGGCTTGAATGCTGTCTTTTTCGTTCATAAAAACCTCCTTGTCATTTGACCCGGAGGCGTGTATAATAACCTCGCGGGCCTGTTGGCACTATCAATAGGTCTCCGCAGCCCTCGTCGGTGGTTGCGCACCGGCGGGGGCATCTTTTATTTGGGATCGTCTGAAAGAAGCTCGTCTACGGTTACGCCAAAGTAATCCGCTACTTTCTTGATGGTCTCTAGACGTGGAGAAGAGGTCCTCCATTTTCCAATTGTTCCATTTCCTATCTCAGTAGCGGTCTCTAATGCCCAAACGCTCACTCCTCTCTCGCTGCAAAGACGCTTTACATTATTAAAAAGCACTTTTTCACCCCCTTATTTACTAGAAAAAACTTGACGAACTTTAGAAAATAGTCTATTATTATTTTGTCAGGATAAATAGCTATTTCAAAAGCCCTAGTTAATAGAGGGTCTGGTTTTTTGTGCCCTCTGTACCTCTTATAATACTAGAAAAATTTCTATCTGTCAAGATATTTTTCTAGTTATTTTTCTAGTTGTTTTGAGGTGTAAAATGTACACGAACGAAGAAATTGTTGAGAAAATTCGTGAACTCGCAAAGAGAAAAAATACTTCTTTAACTGATATTGAAAAAAATCTTGCTTGGTCTAATGGAAGAATAGGAAAGTGGAAATACGCAAAAAAATACCCGCCAAAACAAGATTTGGAACTTGTAGCGAGAGCACTAAAAGTTTCTATTGAAACTATTACTGGAGGGCAAAGAGAAAAGCCCGTCTCCACACCTGGAGACGAGCTTGAAGAAGCCATTATTATTGGGCGAGATGGAAAGAAAGTTAAACGGACTTATACAAAAGATCAAATGGACGCACTCAGAAAAATCATTGATGTTATGCCATTTGTCAACGACGAAGAGATATTTGATGGTTCGCTAGATGATTTTTAATAAATGGCTCAAACTGCTTGTAGACTTTCCATTCGGTTGACGATCTAAAAAAGTAAGAATACCCACGTTCGGCCATGTATGCATCATCTAGAGCGCAAAGCCGTTGCAGCTTATCCCAACTAATATTTGCTGCCTGATAACTGATTGCACATAAATTCTCAATAGAATAGGCACTATCAACCTTCATCCCGCGCAAGACGCAAGTAGGCGCCAATAACATAGAACTGAAAAGATTTGCCTCCTTTTCTTCGGGATCGTTTTTGTTTCCCGGTTCACGCCTGACTGTGCCTTCTATACACGCATGGCCCAGAGCAAAGTGCCCGATTTCATGTGCAATGGTGAAATTTCGGCGAGCTAACGGTTGTTGTTGATTATAAAAGGCAATTGATACGCCATCTGCTTGGAACAAAAAACCATCGGCTCCAATGGTATGATGAACAAGTCCAAGTTTTTGGATAATAGAATACCCCTGACTGTATGAAAAAAGGCCAATTCTAAGTCCTTTGCAAACCTTTCTCAAATCAACTGGCAATTCACAAATTCCACATTTGAGCAAGACATCCCATGCAGTCATTTTGTATTCTCCCAATATCGAACATTTGTTTCAGTGATTGTTAGTATAGCATCTCTTATTCTTATAATCAATTAGAGAAAAACGCCAATATATTTTTCCATATTTTGGTGTTGACCTACATCTTGTGGTCTAATACTGAAAGAGGGATATTTAAATGACAAGAGAAGAATATTTTGCATCACCGTCCCACCGCATGAAGATAAGAAAATGCGCAGAAATGGAGCGAACTGATTTTCTGGTCAGAATCGATGAGTCCCTTGTTCCTCCATATTCTAAAGGCGATCTTTTGATGGTGCAGAAACAGCCGGATGTATTCGAGGGTGAAATCGGGCTTTTCCTAATTGATGGGAAACTGCATGTGAAAAAGCGTGGGAAAGACTGCCTGATTTCGCTAAACCCGTCTATTGAACCAGTTCCAATGAGCGATAACGTTCAGGGTTTAGGAAAAGTGTTGGGTGTTGTTGACCCTGAATGGATTGGAAAATAGTTGGATGCGGAGGGGATAAAATGGAAAATGAGATTTTACAACCTGGGAAAAAGTTTTGTAAGCATTGCGGCCAACAGATAGATAAAGATTGCATCGTATGCCCGATTTGCGGAAAGCAAGTTGAAGATTTGAAGGCAAATCAGCAGCCCGTTGTAATAAATAATACAAACACCAATACAAATACCGTTGATGTCAAAATGGAGAACAGAGGGAAAGAAAAAAACAAATGGGTAGCTTTTGTCCTCTGCCTTTTCCTTGGGCTTGTCGGCGCTCACAAGTTCTATGAAGGGAAAATACTTATGGGGGTTGTCTATATCTTCACTGCTGGCTTATTTTTAGTTGGATGGATTATTGATTTGATTGCGATTTTGATGAAACCAAATCCGTACTATGTATAAAACTGGAGAATTGAAAATGAAGAAAACGATATTTTTTGCTTTGTCAATAATCATTTGTTTATCTCTTGTTGGGTGTGGAGGCTCTTCTAATGATACTCAGCAGAACATAGAGGAAGACTCTAAAAGCGAAGAAACTCAATCTATTGAAGTAGACGAAGGACTATTGAATGTAGAAATTACTGTACCTCCTGATTTCCTGGAAGAAGGAACAACTCAAGAAACCCTTGATGAAACCGCGAAAGAAGAGGGAATTAAATCCATAACATTGAATGACGATGGCAGTGCGACTTACATCATGTCAAAATCCAAGCACGACGAAATGATGGCTGGTATTCGCGAAAGTATTGATGAATCCATGGCGGAAATGATTGATCCGGAGACATATCCCACATTTGTAGAAGTGACATCCAACGATGATTACACGCATTTTACTGTTAAGTTATCTTCTAATGAAGTTGGTCTTTCCGAATCCATTTCTGTGCTTGGCTTCTATATGCTTGGCGGTTTGTATAATGCGTTTAACGGGACCCCGGTTGACGATGTGACAGTTTCTTTTGTAAATGCCGATACTGGTGACATTATCCAAGAAGCGCATTCTAGCGAAATGGCAGAATAAAAAATTCAGATATCCCTTTTGATAAGGAGACCGCAAAATGTTAGATGAAAAAGATTTACAGGCTATTGCACAGTTAATGACCGGGCTAGAATCCCGCATGGACCAGAAGATGGCCCAGCAGAAAAAAGAAATCATCAGGGAAACTATGGTGCTTATGGAGTCCTATTTTGACCCAAAATTCCAAGCCCTCAGTGAGCAGATCAATCCTGTTCCTAAAGAAGCCATAGACACCTTGGAGGACCGGGTGGACGATCTGGAAAAAGCGGTGGAGTTACATACTCAGCAGATCAATGAGTTGAAGAAAGCCCAATAAAAAAACAGCCGTCAGGTCTCTCCTGGCGGCGTGTTCATAAGGAGGTGTCCTTTTGAACTGCATACGTTGCAAAGCCGAGCTGCCTGATGGGGCGGCATACTGTCCTGCCTGCGGCAAGAAACAGACTGGCACTCCCCCACGGAAAGCCTTGAAACGGGCGAATGGCACTGGAACAGTCTATAAGTTGTCCGGGCGGCGTCGACGGCCTTGGGTAGCCGCAAAAAACAAAGTGATCATTGGGTACTATGAGCGTAAAACAGACGCCATAGAAGCTCTAGAAAAACTGTCTGGCCGGGGCTTGTCGGAGCGGTACAACATGACATTCGCCGAGGTATTTGAGGTGTGGAAAGCGGAGCATTATCAAGAGATCGGCGAAAAGGGCATTGAGGGATACAATCGGGCCTTTGCTGTGTTTGCTCCGCTCCACGAGAAGAAGTTCAGGGACCTCCGCACAGCAGATTTCCAGTCGGCCCTAGACCCACACATGAAAAAGTCGCACTCCACCGTATCAAAATACAAGCAGCTGATTACGCAGATGTCCCAATGGGCTATCCGGGAGGAAATCTGCACTACCAACTTTGCCAAATTTGTCCGGCTCCCGGAAAACGTCAAAAAGGAAAAAGACATCTTTACAAACGAAGAAATCGCAAAACTGGAAGCCGACAACAGTGAAACGGCTAAAATTGTCCTCATGCTGATTTACACCGGTATGCGCATCGGCGAACTGTTTTCTCTGCCAATTGCGGATTATCATGGAAACTATGTTGTAGGCGGAGAAAAGACAGAGGCCGGACGCAATCGCATCATCCCTATCCGGCCAGAGGGACGGGACTATTTTTCCTACTTCGCCCAACAGGCAACCGGGCCACTACTCCTATCTGGATATACCGGCCAGCGCCGCCCGGAAAACTACCGCAAGCGGGACTACTACCCCCTGCTGGAAAGGCTAGGCATCCCACAGAAAAATCCGCATTGTACCCGGCACACCTATGCCAGCTGGGCAAGAAAACAGGGAATGGCTCCGGAGACCTTGCAAAAAATCCTGGGCCATGCGGATTACAGTACCACAGCAAATATCTATGTGCATACAGACGCAGATGAATTGATACAGGCAGTCGAAAATTGTTAGAAATTTGTTAGTAACCGAAAAAAGTTTTTAAAAATTTTCCTCGATTTAAGTTTCGATTTTCCTTGAAATTACTCGGTTTAACCATTCTACAATGTTTTGAGAAAGTATAATACTATATTTCACACGCAGGAGGTCACTGGTTCGAGTCCAGTAGTCTCCACCAAAAAGAACCTGATTTCTCTTGAAATCAGGTTCTTTTCTTTTTATTTACCACGAAAAAGTTTGCTTTAAATTTCTGCTTTTTTTCCGACCAATACACTGACCAATACCGCGATAGCAGCTGATAGGATGCGGCGGCACCGGACAGAAATTCCTCTCCCGGTGCTGCCTTAAGTTCCTATCCTAAAGTGCGTTTGAATATTATTTTCTCATTCGTGGCGGCATTATTTTCCAAGGAAACACTTGATTAATATTCTTGCTGCTTTCCAAACAGGATTTCGGCCAGTTGTTGCGCTGCGGGTGTATAGCGAAAGAGAAGAACCGTTGGCTGTCCCGCTGTAACGCTTTCCCATCCTAAACCGTCCGATGAAATTAAGCCACTCGCAACTAAGCCAAACTCTTCTCTTTCTCCAATTTCTATCGGCCTTTTGGTAACATGATCCTTCAAATATAGCAAGTCCGAATATAGTGTGCGATCTACCAGGACCATAAGCCGTCTATATGTTGTGTCATCAATTTCTCCGTCTAATTTACTCTCCAAAAGGCGGAGTAAAAAATCTATTTTGTCGTTTTCCTCAATCCGATTGATAATGTTTAGAACAAACACCCCTTCTCTATTAAATTTTTCTTTTCCGAGCATCTGAATGTACTTTTCTCGTTTTTCCTTTGGAATATTCCCTAGCCCTTTACAGTAACGCTCGAATTTGTGCAAGAACAACTGCGAAGGGATACTTGCAATATTGCGAATGGCTTTGAATAAAGTAATTGTTTCCGAAATACTTTCATTTGCAATATCTGCGATTGCCTTTGCATCTTGGAGGTTATCTGATTCCAAAAAAGCTGATAAGTCAGTCTCCATATCCGTCATAAAACCCTTTAAAATGCGAAGCATAGTCTCAAGGTTATGTCCTTTTTGCATCAGTTTGCCCTCCAATTTTGTTTTTACTAAGTATATCATATTTTTAAGAATTATCTCAATTTCATAAATCACAAGTAAAGGAGTGCAGATACGCTATATGTCTCTGCACTCCTTTATTCTTGTTTACATCGCCTTTCCAATCACATCGCCCATGGTATCCGCCGCCTCCCGCATCATATCCGGCGTGGCGTGGGTATAGGTGCTGAGTGTGAACCCTGCCGAGTAGTGGCCCAGGGTGCTGGACAGGGTCTTCACATCCACCCCATTCTTCAGAGACAGCGTTGCGAAGGTATGCCGGAGATCATGGAACCGGATATGCTCGGCACCGATAGACTTGAGGATCTTCTCGTGTGTGTGCCGGAAGGAGTCCGGATCGAACATTCCTCCCGTCTTGGGCGACGGGAACATGTAGGGATTTCCCGGGTGCTTCTTGTGCTCCTCCACCAGCAACTCCACTGCCTGCTGTGAAACCGGAAGAACGCGGATGGAATTATGGGTCTTGGGCTGGCTCACCACCAGTTCTCCTTTGGTGCGGGTCACCTGCTTCGTGATGGAGATAGTTCGCTTCTCCACGTCCAGATCCGTCCAGAGAAGGGCCAGCAGTTCTCCCCGCCGCAGTCCCGTGGTCAGTTCCAGATAGAAAGGAGCCAGCAGTCCCCTCTTGTCTGCTTCCATCAGATAGGGGCGGATCTTCTCTTCCGGCAGGACCTTCATCTCCCGCTTTTCCATCTTTGGAAGCTTGCAGCCCCTGGCTGGGTTCACCAGGATCAGCCGCTCCGCCACAGCTTGTTCCAGACAGTCGTTCAGCAAGGTATGGATGCCGTGGACCACCCGGACACTCAGGCCCTTGTTTTTCAGTTCGATGTGCTGGTATCGCTGTACCCGCCCGTTCTTCTGGAGATCGTTGTAGAACTTCTGGATCTGGATCGTTGTGAGCTTGTCCAGCTTGATGTCCCCCAGTTGGGGGATGATGTGGTTATTGATGTAGTTCAGATAATAGTCCTTGGTGTTCTCCCGGAGCCGGGGCTCGGCATAGACCTCGTACCACATCTGCACCGGACACTCAGGCCCTTGTTTTTCAGTTCGATGTGCTGGTATCGCTGTACCC